CATCAGCGCAGTGTCAATAGCTCTGTCGCTGTAGTGAAATCCTCGCCCCCGACGACCGTGGTGCGTCTGGCAATGCCAGTGCTTGATAGCTTGCTCATCCATCCAGAGGGTGAGGGAACCACGTTTTACCAAGGCCAGGTTGTACAGTTTCCAGTTGCTGATCTTCTGTTTGGACTTCCCCATCTGACGCTCCAGGTTGGTTAACTCAGATGATCAGATCCCTGGATGCGCTGAAAGTTCCGGATTTAGTCAACAACGCCCATCCAAACAGGCGTGCAGCTCTATCAATCCGGCAATATTCCAGCGGTAATAATGGGTTGTCTTTGCTCATTCTCGCATTACCTTTTCACGTAGAGCCTGATGTTGATCTCGGGTCAGGCTGGCTAGGTTTTCCTGTATTTCGATTGGCCGATCTAGGCCCGGCAGTTCGGGAACGGGTGGCCGTCAGTCGCCTACCACCTTCAATGCCTTAAAGCCACTCGCTAGAGAGAGGTTCCCCTGGCTGGCCTGCTCGATGTGGTCACTCCACCAGCCCATCATGATCACCCGCGGCTCAAAGTAGTCCGACCGGTTATAGGCGCGGCGGATCTCGTTGTCATCGGCATGGGATAGCGCCGCCTCTATGGCATCAGGGTTGAAGCCCTGTTCATTGAGAGTCGTGCTGCCCAGTGAGCGCAGGCCGTGGGCTACTAAACGTCCACCGTACCCCAGCCGTTTCAGGGCTGCATTGGCGCTCTGGTCGTTGATATGGCCCAGTGGGTCTTGCCGTCCCGGAAATACAAAAGGACGATGCCCGCTGATTGGTCGCATCCGCTCAAGCAGGGAAAGAGCTTGCGGAGTGAGTGGCACGCGGTGTGGACGATCCATCTTCATCCGTTCGGCTGGGATGTTCCACACATTGGCTTCGAAGTCTATTTCATCCCAGCGAGTACCAGCCGATTCGCCAGGGCGCACCAAGGTATGAAGGCTCCATTCAATTTGGCAGCGGGTAGTCTGGTCTAGCCGCCCATTGGCAATGTCAGACATCAGTAAAGGCAGCTCATCTGGTGTGAGGGTGGGCATGTGTTTTTTGTTGGGTTTCTTGAACACCTTGCGAATCGCAGAGCAGGGATTTGCATCGAGCAGGCCATGGTTAACGCTGTAATCGAGGATCTCGTTTATGCGTTGGCATAGGCGACGTACCGTCTCGAGTTTGCCATCAGCTTCAATGGGGCGAAGAATCTCAATGACCTTGGGGGCTCGGATCTGATGGATGGGCATAGAGCCGATGAATGGCAACACATACATCTCAAGGGAGCGCCAGGAGTCGGCGGCATAGGCCTCTGTCACATCATGGCGTTTAAGGTCCAGCCACTTAGCGGCCATGAATTCAAAGGTGTGGGCACTGACGTCTTGTTCTGCTTGAGCAATGGCTATTTGTTCTTGCTGGTGAAGTTGGGGGTCGATGCCATCGGCCAGTAGAGCACGAGCTTCTTGCCGGCGCTCTCGGGCTGCGGCCAAAGTCACATCGGGGTAGGGGCCAAAACCAATATTTGCTCGCTTTTTGTTACCCGGGCGATAGTAGTTAAAGATCCATAGCCTTGCGCCATTCGGTTTAACCCTCAAGTACAACCCGTCACCATCGCCTAGGTTGTACTCCTTGGCTTCCGGTTTAGCGACCCTCAGTTTTGAGTCGGTCAACTTGTCTTTACTCATGTTGTTACCCCCACCAGCAGTAACACCAAAAACGGTGTTACCAGAGTCTTGTTACTGCAGATGTTACTCTTTAGGCTGGATTTAGGCGAACGCCTTGGACTACTGCGGACAACAAAAAACCCGCAAAGCCTTACGCTGTGCGGGTTTCTGTACTTCTTCGTTCCCGGCCGGAACATTGTTTGGTGGAGCTGGGGGGATTTGAACCTCCGGACTGTGCAGCTTTACCAATTGAACTATAAGGATTTTTTATTTTCCGGTTGGATTTTGGATCAGGATTGGCGCTTTTGCTGTCTGGCCATCGTACTCGGCGAGGTAGGATCCGTAGTGCCGAAACAGCATTTCTGGCCCCTTGTGTCCCATCTGGGTGGCGAGCCAAAACAGGTTGCATCCGCGGCTGATGTTGGCCGTGGCGAAGGTGTGGCGGGTTTGGTAGAGGTGGCGATAGCGAACACCGGATCGCCGGATGGTGTAGAGCCAGGCTTTCTTTCTGATGGACTCAGCCCCGGACCATGGCTCGTTGAGCTTCGGATCTTCAAACACGTACTCGCCGCGCATAAAGGTAAAACGCTTCTGGCTGGTCAGCGCCGCCAGCGCATCACTCGTCAGCTCAATGGTCCGCGTACCAGCCCGGGTCTTGGTGGTCTTGATGACCCCGACCACTTTGGCGGCCGACACCTGGATGGTGTTACCAATCCAGTCGATTGACCCCCAGCGCAGGGCGCAGATCTCGGACGGGCGCATGCCGGTGGCGAACGCAAACGCGAACAGGTTTGCCCATTGCTCATTGATGCCGTGAGCGGTCGATATGATGGCGGCCACTTCATCCTGGCTGAACGGGTCAACAGACTTGGCTCCCTGTTCAGGAGCTGAATCCACGTCCAAATATCTGGACACGGTGACCAGCGACACCGGGTTTGATGGCAACAGCCCATCAGTTACCGCCTCATCAATGGCACTGCGCAGGAACGACAGCCGGTTGCGGGCCGTCTTGGCGGTGGTGCTGCTTCTCACCAGCCAGTTCTTCACCTGTGCCGGGGTCAGCTCTGACACCGTGATCCCATGCAGATCGGCCAGCGCCTTGTGGCATTTGCGGTACCCGACCATGGTGGATGGGCTCAGCCCGCGGCTTTCGCAGCGGTGCAGGTACTCATCAAGATAGTCAGACACCTTGGCAGCGATCGACGCACCGCCGAACATGCGCAGCTTTTTTGATTTAGGGAAGTAGTCGGCGTAGGCAAACTGTCCGCGCTCTATCTTGCCCTGGATCTCACCTAGCAGACGGGAGGCATAGCGCACGTTCGCCGTGGTGTTGGGCAGGTTGGACAGGGGCTCACGACAGCGAACCCCCTTGAAGGTGAAGGTGATATTGATGGTCTCACCGCGCAGGCTCACGCCGCGTGGGAGCTGTTTTTCATTGCCCACTTTGTCACCTCTGCGATGTTAACCCAGCGTTCTTTCACCCCATCCACGTTGACGATATGAACCCCCAATTGCCAGATGCCGCGCTGGATCCGCTTGTTGATGGTATCCCGGTCGGTGATCTCGATGGTGCTCAGGTAGGTGCTGAGCGGGATGGCGTCAGGCATTCTCATTATGATGAGCTGGCCCTGAATATGGCTGACTGCCGGATTTGCTGCTGTTCCCATGTTGTACGGTCCTCGCGCTTAAAAGAGACTCGAGCCGGTGACGCCCGAGCTGGTTGTAGTAAAAGGTTTGAACTTGCTTGCGGGAGTTGGCCGCCTGGTCAAGGCGGTATTCCCCCAGTTCGGTGGTTTTCAGGTTGTGCTGGTTGGCCAGCCTGCCGATGGCTTGCGCACTCACCCCCAACTCCTTTCCCAGATCGGTTGCGCTCCAGAGCTGGCCGGTTACCCTTGGCGCTTCGATAGGCAGGTCGAAGTGAGCCAGGATGCGGCCGATCTCGGCGAGCTTGGCCGAACGGGAAAGGGTGGGGGAGAGTACGGTATTAACCAGATCGTCCAGCAGTTGGCTGCTCTGGTCGATGAGTTGTAGCTGTTGCATTGGCGTGGCCCTCCTGCCTCAGAGGATGGAGCGCCAATTGGATTGAAGGAAGGGCCGCTAATCGGCAGGCAAGTTCTGCTTGCGATACCCGGCGTCGTAGAGTGCCTCTGCATAGATGCGGCCAACCGTGTCCCAACTTCCGTGGAATGGGCAATACCGCTTCATCTCCTCGATCGCCTTCTCTCGAACGGTTCTGATGGGACTGAATTTATATTCTCCGCGCTCCACAAATACGCGCTTTTGAACTGTCTCAAAAACAGGGAAGCGCTCCGATGTAAGGCCAATAAACATCACCTCCTCGCCGTTATTTTCAGCTGCGTGTAACACACACTTCTCGCCAACAGGAGGAAGATCTCCTCGTTCGTGCCAGTCGTTGCGGTCGATGCTGAACTTTTCACCCATCAACGCCGGCACAGCTGCCAGCACGTTCTCGGTTGCCTCTGTCAGGCGGGCTGTTACCGCTGGCTCGGATAGGTCAACTGGCCGGCGCTCCAGCGTGTCGCGCCAGTCGCCGAGGACTTCTCCGGCACCCACTTTCTCCCATCGCCCGGCACAGTTCTCTTCTAGGGACCAAAACCCGTTAACAGGTCGAGCTTGAGCACCTCCTGTGTGCTTAAACCACCCCCCATCACTGTTTTGCGCAAAGCACCTAGCGTCAGGATGGTCTGCCCAGCTCGGCTTGCTCTGCAGCTCGGCGCGGCGGGCTAGCCACTGATCTATGGTGAAGTGACCGTAACCTATGAAAGACAGCTCAACACAATGCCACTCCACTGCATTCTCGTGCCTTGATACATAGACCGCATCTTTTGGCCATTCGTGCTCTGTGCGAGCCAGCCACGTCAAATCATCTTCCATACTCACCCCTTCACAAACAGGTCGGCCGCCACGATGACGGCCAGAATGTTAATGGCCAGGATTGCGATCCCGGCCGCCTTTTGTTTGGTCACGCTGCCTCCTCATGCAGGATTGAGGTCAGGATCACCGGCTTGCCGAGCTTGATGGCCAGTGCGTGCTCGGCGGTAGCCCAGGAGCTGCGCTCCCAGCCGGGCAGCATGACCAGCTGATCTGCCATCTTCACCATCTCGATGCAGATGGCCATGTACTCGTGTTGCTCCAGCCCATCCGGCAGGATTGCGGGGTTGAGCGCCACATGGCCCAGGCCAAGCAAGCGATGCGCCTCGGCATTGAAGGCGTCGCGGTTGAAGTTGGGCAGGCCTGACATCGGCCCGGCTATGTAGATTTTCGCCATGGTGAATCCTTGAATAGAAAGCCCCGGACTGGCCGGGGTTCTGGTTATGCCCGCCAGCCGCGGTACCCGATAAAGCCCGGCGCCAGCACCTGCCGGAGGGGCAGGACGGGGAGGTGGGCTATCAGGGTCTTGAGCTGGGGGTTATCGGGTTGGCTATCGATGGTGACCCTGGCGCCGGGGTTGATGCGGAGGTATCTGGCGCGGGTCTCTTCGGCTTCGGTGCGGGTCAGTCCGGGCTGGATGATGGGCTCGCGAAAACGCACAGCTCACCTCCTTGGCGTGGCGGAAGCTGGAAGGAGTCACCCGCCCACGGTACTTCACCGGTAATGCGCTTGAGCAGAGCTGCTGCATCGTGCGCCGGGTCGTCACTGAACCCGTTGACGATGGATTGCAGCACCGTGGTGAGCTCGAGCTCCTGGCCTTCGGTGATGGTGCGCCCTTTTGCCTGGCCTGCCAGCGCTACCTCGATGCGCTCAAGGAAGGCATCAACAACCGGCAGATCGTCGATTGCTACTCCGATCGCCGGGATTACCCGGGTTGCCTCTCGCAGCAGGTCGGCCAGCAACTGGCAGCGGTCGCCCATCTTCATGACCGTATCAGCAAGCCCGCTTACTTCGGAAAAGGGGACAAATGCCCCCTCTTTGCTCTCTTCCATGACTGGCCCTGTTGAGGTCAGCTCAAGGTCGTATCGCTTCACGATTGCTCTCCTTTGCCGAACATTTCCTGATAGGTTTCATGGCTCATGACGGGGCCGCAATCAGGGCATTTACCTCCACCAGTGTGACCGCATCCGCCGCAGACCTTTCCGCCAAGCGCTCTGGACTTGATCATGTTGAGCGCGTCGCGCACATCAGACAGCTCAAAGTCGCCTTTGATTTGTGCGTGCCGGAACGCCATGGAGATAAACTCCATGATTTGCTCGTCAGTCCACTCCAGAGCTGACGACAAGGCATCCCGCTGCTTGGTCATGGCGGCCAGCTTCTGCGCCGGGGTGAGGCCATGGGTTCGCTGCATGGTGATGGTAAATGGGCCGGTTTCAGGGTGGCTGCCGCTCAGCTCCAGGTAGTTGGTGGCGCCGTTGGCCTTGAACTGTCCTGCGAACGATGCCGCCACCATCTGCAGCGCCATGCCTGACATGGAGATGTTTAGCCCGTCATTGGTGGTCATCTCGTTGAGGTAAGCCTGCTTGGCCACAAACTCGGCCAGCGTCACACCCTCCAGCTCCTCGGTGGAGTAGCCGTGCAGCAGGTTCCAGCAGGCCGCCAGGCGGCGGGCATCTGCAGCGTGATAGAGGGCGGCAAAGTCGATACCGTCCTCGTCCACGATGGTGAGAAGCGAGGTTTTATCCTCGCCCCCGAGCGCCAGATTGCCGTTGTCGCCGACTTCGAAGGTGGCCAGCAGGACCTTGGTGTGTTCGGTCATGCTGCACCTTCCTTGTTCTGTTTCAGCTGCGCCAAGGCGTATCGACATGCATCATCAGGAGTAAGGCCCTGTCCGCTGGCAAGTAGGACTCCCTCAGTCTCTTTCGCGCTGGTACGCAGCCACGCCATCCAGCCTGTGGTTCTGGTGCGGCTCAGTTCGACATAGAGGAACGGGTGAGTGCCAATCAGCTGCTCTGCCACGCAGAGGAACTCTGCCGATGGCAAATTGGTGGAGAACTCCTGCAGGGCGCTTTCAGCATCTGCCAGCCACGCCTTGATGGGGTTCATAGAGTCAGCCTCTGCCACCTCTCCAGCTTGAGAGAGGTTGGTTGTCATGCGTTGTACCAGCTCCCGCAGGTGACGTATCCTCCCTGCCTGTGCCGCCAGTGTTTCCGCAGCCTGTTTGGCTACAGTGGAAATTGACTCATCAGTCCAACCTTCGCGGCCGCGCTCATCTTCCCAAAGCACCTCGATGGTATCGCTATCGATGTCACCGCCCATGCTGGCGATGGTTTCAAGCAAGTAGGTGAGGTTATCCAGTCTCATAGCGGAGCCTCCTCGCCACCCAAGGCGGCAAACAGGGCCGGGATGAATTGGGAGAGCTCCCCGGTCAACAGGGCGAAGTCCGCGTCCAGGCGGGCGGCCGGATCTTCGCTGGTGATGCCGTCGTTCTGCTCGCGCAGCTCCTCGCTGAATTTGAGGCGCTTGATGGAGAGGTCGTCGCCCAGCACAAAGCTGAGGCACTCACTCCAGTTCATTGCCAGCTTGGTGACCAGCTTGTCGTTGGCCAGGTGATTTTTCACTTCGTCGGTCATCAGGTCCTGCTGTTTGAAGCGGGCGATCCCGCCGTGCTCCATGGCGCTGCGCAGCTCGGATTCATCCTCCAGGGTGAAAGCGGCCGGCAGGTTGCCCTCTTGCAGCCACGCGGTCATGGTGATCTCGGGAGGGTTCTTGAGGGCCACCGGCACCACCGGCAGGCTTCCGATGGACTTGCGCAGCAGGGCCAGTACGTCCTCGGCCTTCTTTGCGGAGGAGGCATCGACCATCAGCAGGCCGTCGGCCGGATTGATCCAGGCGTAGGTGTTGGCGGTGCGGCTGAATGCCCGGGGCAGCAGGGTGTGAAGCAGCTCCTCCTTGAGCGCTTCCTTCTCTTTCTTCTTGAGGGGACGGCCCTGCTCGAATTCGATCGCTTCCACCTTCTCGGCCAGCTGTTCCTTGACCACCGCACTGGGCAGCATCTTCTGCTCCTTGCGGGCGCAGATGAGGATCTGGCCGGCGGCGGAGTGGGTCAGGGTGCTGCCGAACTTGCCAAGCGGGCGAGTCCAGCCGAAGCGTGACAGATCCTGGCTGCCGCAGGGGGTGAAGGCGAGGGATTCGAGCTGGCTTTCCAGCTGTTCGGCTGTCAACTCGAACGGGCGGGTAAAGCGGTACACTTGAAGGTTTTTAAACCACATGGTCGGGGTCCTTTGGTTGGTTAGTTGCGGGCTTTCGCCTGCAGGTCGTGGAGTTTCTTGGCGGCTGCTTCGGCTTGCGACCGGCTGCAGATGGTCCCGCCCGGCAGTACAAACTTGCCGCGCAGCTTGGGGTGGGGCATGACGACGCCAAACCCAATGACTACCGCGCCGCAGTAGGGGTTTTCCGTGTCTTTCATGGGGTTCCTCGATTTATCCACCGTTTCTGTGTGGCCAGCGGTGGATGGATTGGGGGTATCAGGCTGCGGACTGCTCTGGTAGTGATGGGGCTTCGTTGCCCCAGCAGTCCCAGCCTGGGGCGGTTGTTCTGGCAAAGAGCTCGATGCGAGGGACGTTACCGCACAGCTTCTCGATCGCCTCTCGGCACTCGTGCGGCTTTTCGCTATGGCGCCCCACCTTGGCTCGAATGACCGAGCGGACAGCTTTGTCCACTACCAGATTGCTGACTTTGCCCTTGATGCCGATCAGGGCGCACTCCGCGCCGGCCCGCGTTGCCCACCCCATACCGAAGTGGGGGTTGTCGTTTACGGTGCGCTTCTCCCACACAAGGCCGGTCATGGTCATGACCCGGAACCCCCAGGCTTGGCACAGGTCGATGGCCTCTTGTGGCATGCTACCTACCCACCACATGACCAGCATGCAGTTGTCGTCTGCCAGACTCGCCACTGGCAGTGCCTTCATGTCCTCTATCGAGGTGACGCGGTACACCTGAGCGGCCCCGCTTTTCATTGAGCCGCCAGACTTTTTAGATTTGAATTGCCAGGCCGGGTCCGCGTAGATCACCCGGTACTTACGGTTGGTGCTGTGGATATCGATCTTCATGCAGCCTCCTTGTGCTGTTCCGGTTGCTTGCTGGCGGTGAACTGCTCCTCCCACAGCTTCACCTTGAGCTCGCAGGCGTAGACGATCTGGCCGACCAGCTTCTCGCCGATACCCTTCACCTTGTCCAGCTTGTTCCCCTGGTGGCTCATCACCTTGTAGAGGGTGTCGATCCCGGCCTCCTCCAGCGGCTTGATGGTGCGCGGCGGCAGGCCGCATTCGTGGATGCTGACCGTCTTGGCCCATTCGGTACGCGGCTGCAGGTGGGGGTGACTCTGCTCCAGGGCCTCCTGCATGAAGGCGAAGATGTCCCGGGTCATCTCGTCCGGTACCCCGGCACCATAGGGCGTCGGGTAGATGGGGTTCATCCACTGGCTCAGCATGACCGAGCAACCGGAGCCATCGGATTTCATGGCGTGCAGCTTCCATTTGAGGTCGTTGATGAGGTAGGGGAGGTTGGATTTCAGGCCATGATCCACCAGGTAGACGTTCCAGAGCGCGCCATCCTCGCCTTTGTAGGTGTTGCCGAGGTGTTTGTGCCAGACCAGCTTGGCAGCGCGAGCGCTCTCCAGCTCCATGATGACGGTGTGGCGGCGCTCCAGCTCACGGTCCTGATCGTTGATGACGCCCAGCAACTCACTGATACGGCGCTCCAGCTTCAACACTTCAGCTCGGTAGGCGGCCTCGTTGCTCTTGTGCTTGGCGATGGCGGTGCGCTGCTCCTCAAGCAGCTCGTTCTTCTCCTTGATGCGGCGTTTCATGCCTGCCGGATCCATGGCATTGAGGTCGGCCAGTTGGCGCTCGAGCTGGCGGGCGTTGTATTGCAGGGCGCCGTACTTGGTTTGGACGTCGTTCAGGGCACGCTGGGCCTTGTAGAGCTCGTCGGCCTTGGCTTCCAAGCCGGTGGCGCCTTCTTGTCGTGCTGCTGTGATGCGTTGTTCGGCTTCGTCTACCTGCTGGCGCAGCTGGCTGACCAGGGTCGCCTGGGTGAGCAGCTCGCCATCCCGGGCTTCCAGTTGGTCGATGAGCCCATTGAACTCGTCGATGTGGGCGTTGGCGGACTCGCTGATCATGGTCAGGTTGGCGGTGAGCAGGGTTTCAAAGCTGCCGATGGCGGCCTTGGCCGGGCCGTCCGGCATCAGTAGGATGTTGCGGATCTGGCTGGTGAGGGTGTTCAGGGCGAGACGGGTCGCCTCGCTGGGGTTCAGCGTGGTCATGGTTGGTCCTCTGGGAGTGCAAGAGCCCCGTTGGCGGCGGGGTTTTTCTGGTTAGATGTGGCAATCAACAATGGTGATAAGGATATCGTCAGACAGTTCATCAAGAAGCTCGTTGACCTTTCGGCTCCACTCAGCCGCGGTCATGCTGTCGTCGCTCACCTCCCACCATCCCATTTTGCCCTTGGCGAACCACTGGTCGTCCTTGACTATGGCGAATAGCACTAGTGCGCCATCGCGTGCCTGCTGGATAAACTCGTCGCGGGGCGTCAGGTATTTGTCTGTGCCACTCCACAGGTTGAGAGCCTTCTCGACAGCCTTCATCGCAGCCTGGGCGTGGTACTCGTCACGGGCTGCTTGAACGTTATCGGGGTGACGCTCCACCACCACAGGCCATGCGTCCCAGGTGGTGTCAGCTGCAAAGCCGGCAGCAATCTTGGCCTCGGCTGCCTTGTCCCAGTTGGCGGCTGCTTTAGCCCCGGCCTCGTCGCGCATCCCTTCAAAGTCGATGGCACCTTTCAGAGCTACGTCGGCGCGCCCTTCACCATCGTTCGCGCAGCTCCCCATCAGGCCACGGTAACCAAGGTTACCGGAGGCATCCTGTTTGAGTTTCAGGAACCCAGACCAGCGTCCGCCAACTTGGTACCAGTCCCACTCCGCGTTCGGATTCGTCCGGTCCGTGTATTCGATCACCTCGCCGGCAGCATTAACGCGGGCCCATCCCTATTTGTGAGCATCATGCAGATCCGGCTCGTCTCCTTCTTGCAGGATGGGGAATTCGTCGCTGTGCTGGTACTTGATGAAATCAACCAGAGACATGCAGTCGCTCACCGGCACGTCCAGCTCTTCCCATCCTTCTGGGAGGTATCTGACCTTGGCGCGGTAGCCTTTTCCGTCACCCCAATCCTTAGAGTGGTAGCTGATCCCAGAGCCAAAACCAGACCCCATCATTTTTCCAAGCTTCGCCACCTCATCCTCGGTGGGGTCGCGGTAGAAAAAATCGTCATAACTTGACAGCAGTTGACCATCCGGACCCTTACGCATGCTGCGGGTGTCATCTGCATAGCTTTCCAGCAGACTTGGCAAGCAGTTGATGGTCTGCACGTACTCATTGACGGTGCCGGTGCATTCAAATTCGTGGTATGGGGCCAGCTGATTCTCAACGTTCTGACCAATAACCATTACAGCAAAGTGACTCATGTTTATTTCCTCTTTAAATTCAGCGCTTGCCACTGTTAGCGGCAGGGTGAGTGATCAGTAGTTGATGCTCAGGTGCTCGATCTTGTTGCTGGCGATATGCTTGATGAGGTTGATGGCTTTCCCCTCCTCAATCCCCAGGCCCATCAGGTCCATCAGGATGGCGTTGTTGATGGTGCGGCGGTGCTCCATATCGGCGGCGCGACGTTCGTCTTCCTGCTGCTTGCGAGCCTGCTCCTGCTCGATGCGCTGACGCTCCTGCTCGGCGGCACGGGCGGCCGCCTCTTCTGCTTGACGCGCCGCGTTGGCTTCGGCCTGCTGGCGGGCCAGCTCGGCGGCTTCGGCATCGCGCCGGGCTTGCTCTTCACGCTCGCGGGCCGCCTGGGCTTGGCGCTGGGCTTCCTGCTCGCGGTGCTGGGCGGCTTCACGCTCAAGTCGTTGGCGATTCTCCTCTTGGAGGCGGGCTTGCTCCGCAGCCTGCTCGGCTATCAGGCGCTCGCGGTCGATGCGATCCTGTTCGGCCTGCTTCTGGCGCAGCTGCTCCAGCTCTGCCTGCTCGGCTTCGTACTTCTGGCGGGCTGCCAGGGCCTCGCCGAGGCGCTTGGTTGCGAGCTCCTTGGCGACGGTCGCCTGGGGCAGCAGCTCTTGCCAGGAGTCGTCCAGGGCGTTCTGCTCGACCTCCTGCAGCATGGCCTGCAGGTCGGCGGCGGCGATCTCGATGCTGGCAGAGGATCCCAGTTCATTGATACGAGCCAGTCGGGATTGCAGTGCTGCCACCCGGGCCTCTTCTGCCGCTTCGTACTGGGTGAGCGGGGCGCGCACCTCATCTTTCAAGGTGTCCAGGGTGTCGCGCAGGGTTTTGCGGTTGGCGTCGATGCGCTTGGGGATCTCCTTGTACTGGTCGGTCAGCTCTTTGCCGAGCCCATCAATATAGGTTTTGGTGCGGGCGACAGCATGGGCGACGCTGGCGATCTCTTTGCGCCCTTTGGCGGTAGTAACATCCGGCACCAGGCTGGAGGCTTTCTGGCGAATATCGGCCAGCAGCTCAGTCACGCCCTGGCCCTCTGTGAACAGGGCGACGGCGGTAGTGGGTTCGATGACAACCAGCTGGGTCTGGGCGGTGTCGGTCTTGGCTTGCTCGGTCATGGTGGGGCCCTTGTGGCGGTGAGCCATAAAAAAGCCCGCTGGTTGGCGGGCTGGATTGGTTGAAGTGGTTGGTTACGCTTGCGGCTGGTCGAGTTGGCGCTTGCGCTCCCCGGCGAGCTGCTTGATACCGGCGATGATTTTGGCGTCTCCGGTTCCATTGGCCCACTCCCAAGCATCGGTGTAGGCCTTCTGCCACTCGGTGATATCGCTGGCCACATGGATGGCGGCGCTGTGGTCGGCGTAGGCGCTGGCATGGTCTGTCTGGGCTGGTATACCGCAATGCAGCTCAGTGTCGATGGCGGCCGATGTCTCCTGCTGCTCGGTGGTGGCAGGCTGGCGAGCTGACTTGATGCGATCCAGCACTGCGCTGGTGCGGCTGACAGGCTTTGCCTGTTGAACGTTGGAAGTTGCTGTGGTGATGTCTTTCTCGACTGGGTAGTCCTCTACCTCTTCGGCCACCTTGAGGCCCTTGAGCACGTCGGCAAACACATCGCGCAGCGCAAAGGCGCGGGCGCGAATGGAGAGCATCCGTTGCAGGTTCTTTTTGTAGGTGTCCTTGTTGAGATGGCCAGCAAGGCGGGCGTCCTCTTCCGAGAATGTGCGAGTCTCTTCCGGTTCGCCACGGCGTTTGACGCTGCAGATGGCGGTTTTGGTGGCCGCGTCCCAGTCCTGCTTGATGTATTCGCACAGGCCGGAGCCGCGCACCAGAGCGACCAAAGCGTCACCCCATACCGCTGGCACATTGTTGATGACGGCGATGTTTTGCAGGGCTTGCAGAGGCTTCAGGCCAATTTCAGAGCCCCACTGGCAGGCGACCAGCACATCCCCGGCTTTCCCCTGATAGGACTTTGGCACAAGGTTGGAGTTGGCCAGCATATCTGCCAGCTGCATGGCCTCTTGCAGGTTTTGCGGCTCCATGAGGAAGCCGCCCTTGTTTTGAGTGATGGTGGCAATGTTGCTCATGGTTACCCCTTAATTGACCCGGAACGTGCGGGAAGTGGATGGCTTGGTGTATGCGGCATAAGTTGCCGGATCAGCCTTTTTGAAGGCTGTGGAGTCAAAGCGATTGGTGGTGACAGGCTTCCAAGTGGCCATGATGGCACCGTTGCGACTCAGTACCTGTGCCGACCCCATAAAGCCCTGGATCTGGCCGTCCACCTCCTTCTTCTGGCTTTCCAGCTCAGTGATCGCTTCGCTGAGCTCTTTGCGCTCGATGATGAGTGACATCACCTCGCTGTCAGCCTCAACCACTTCCGCAGCGGCTTCTTGCTCCACAGCCTCAAGCTGAGCTGCCCCCTCCGGCGGAAGGTCGGCGATCACGCAGTCGAACCAGAAGTTGGTTGCTGCTTCAACCATTGCGGCAATCAGATCCTCATTGCGTGGAATGGTGTAAATCCGGTAGTCGCGCCCGTCGATAAGTACGGCCAGGTCAGACTCTTGCCGCCCGGTCACCAGCATGTAGTGCTGACACTGGAGCAAATAGCTCTCTGGTACTTCATCGCATGCGGTGATGAGGTTGCCGCGCTCGTCGTAAACGTTTCCTGGGCCGAACCCCGCTTTTTTGGCGGCGAACCCGCTGGCCGTCTTGCACTCCAGCACCTTGTGCTCACCGACCATTCGGTCAACGTTGCCGACCATCCAGGGTGCTACCTCCGCCTGATAATGGGTGTCATCGACAGTCACCACCTGCCCGGTGCGCTCGGCGTATTCGTCGGCAACCACAGCTTCCAGCTTGTGCCCCCAGTGGATAGCCGGTTTGCCTGACAGGTCGTCAGGCGTTTTACGACCGGTTTTTACCAGCCAGAGGTCGAACGGGGTCTGATACTTGTTCAGGCCAAGGATGGTTCCGATCTCAGACCCTCCGATGCCGAGCCGGCGGCGCAGGTGCCACTGCTCGTCCGGACTCAGAGCTGTTTGGTCGATATCTGCCAGCAGCTTCTCGCAGTAGGCGCAGTAGGCTTGGTGTTGCTGGCGCATTGTCAGGGTGTTGGCGGGTGCGTTCATGCGGCGGTCCTCTGGTGGTTGAATTGGTACTGTTGCCACTGCTCCTCGCTCATGGCGTCGTGCAGTTGGGCAACGTGGTCATTCCATGCCTGCTGGGCGAGAGTGCTCAGCCCGGCGTCCAGCACCTGCTGGACCAGCTGGGTGAGCGGCACCTTGTCGCCGGACACCATCAGCAGGTAGATGGCTTGGTTGAGTTTGACGGCGCGATCGGTATCCACCTCGGCGAGCAGGGTGGCTGCATCCGTATCGAGCTGGCCGGCCAGCAGCAGTGGAAGGTTGGCCTCAACCCACTGGGCAATCCACTCAGCTTCGGCATTGGCCTCGGCCTCGCGGCTTTCCATCAGGGCGAGCAGGGTGGCTTCGCTGGTCATGGCTAGAGCTCCTGTTCAAGCCGCAGGGCGCGCCGCTCTTGGTACTCCTCGATGGCGCGGCGGGTAGAGGCTTTGTTGCGGGCCATCTGTGCCTGTTCGGCGGATGGGGCTGCGTCTACGTGGTACTTGCGGCGGGTGGGTGGCACCATCGCACCGCGAAAGCCCATCACCTGGGCTTCGGTCAGATTTTTCATGGTCGGGGTCCTCTTGGTTATCCGAAGGCGGCCACGGCATTACCGGAGCCGCCTTGGGATACCGGCTCGCAAGCCGGGATCCGTTCACGTTCACACGCCGCCTTCCGAATTGACGGGTTATCGGCGCATCCCTACCGGCATTGGGATTCGTGGTTGTGAGCCGGTTCCGAGTTGTTAAAGAGCGGTGCAACGCTGAATTCAGGTTGCAAGAAGCCAAAGCGCACTTTTGGCACTTGTTGAAATGGGCTTTGGCTACGGCGCTATGAGGGAAGCGCCAGACCCGGGTCAGACGGCGTTGCGGTGGAACTCAGCGCGCCAGTGGAGGAGGGCGCTGTGCTTGGTGAAACCGGTCGTGCGGCGCTGGGCGGCGCGGGCGGCGACGATGTGGTGCTGCTCGGTGGCCAGCATGGCCAGGTGCAGGCGCTGCTTGATGGCCCGGCGGCGGGCGGCGTTGCCATTCAGGCGGTCGGCGATGGCGGCAACGATCTGGTCAGCGTGTTTCGCGGCTCTGGAAAAAATGCGCTTGGTCATGGTACATTCACTCCTGTTGGCGAGTTGGTCCTCGCTAATTCCCACTTGATTCGTCATGATGGGGTCCTGATTGCTGGGGTTGGTCCCCCGGCCGTCTATGACCGGGGTGGTACCCTGGTCCTTCAAAGCCCGCCCTGTGCGGGCTTTGTCGTTCTTACGCGCTGGTCATGCGCTCTCACTGCTGCCCTGGTCAGGGGCTGGGTCCTGATTGCCGGTGTCTTAATTTGGTCCGCCTTGCAGGGTTCGAACCTGCGACCCTCTGGTCCCAAACCAGATGCGCTACCAGACTGCGCTAAAGGCGGATGGTCGTTGTGGTGGCCGGCGCCGAACTCCGGCTCGTCTGGGTTACACCGTGCGCCAGCGCCTTACCGGTTTATTGCAGCTTCCTAGATATCGAATCAGCCTTCGCATTCACCACAACTGGAGTGCCTCTATCTGGAGCTTCTTACCAGACTCGTGCAGGAACTTGGTCTGCACACCAAGCAGAGGCACTTCAGTTGTGCACTCACCTTCCAGCAAGCTCGGTTCGGATAAACACGCGACGCGTGTTGCTACGAACTAGGCGGGAACGATGGCAGTTGCCGCCTCATTGTTCACTGCCACCACCCCAAGACCTTCACCACGATTGGCCGCCTTCCACGCTGCCCCTTGCTGCTATCGGTCTTGGTTGCTTCCCGTCATCGCATCCATCAAGCGGTTGCCAATCCGGAACAGATTCATTGTTGCCAAAAGTAGACTTTGTGTCAATGCTGATCCCAAAAAGAAACTGTAATTTTTTTTAGACAATAAAAAGCCCGCTCGAGGCGGGCTTGTTTTCGATGGGTAGGTATGTGGTGGTTATCTGCGGACTTCTACGACCTTACCGAGCGTCACCAGCTCTTTGGCTGTCAGACTTCCGACTCGCGGGTCGTCAACACCATATCTCCAGCAGTCCAGCCCCTTGATGGCTCGCAGCAGGCGGAACTGCTCGCTGGATAGTATCTTCACCAGCATGATGTCGCCGTGCTCTGGCGTGGTATCCGCGAGATCGACAAGGCAGAGGACGCCACTGATGATGCCAGACTCTTTTAGCTGATCGTCGTCAGCCTCAAGCGCAAAGATATGACCATCTCGTTCTGTGGCAAGCGTCTTTTCTCTCTTGGCGTGCGGCCAGGCATCGCTTATGTGATCTTTTTGTAGTTCTGCCATTGACCAGACTGGCACCAGGCCTGGGCCAGATTCAATGTCACTAATCAAGCTATCTGCTGAGCGACCCAAAAACAGCCACACCGGGTCTACCCTGAGCGCCTTGCCAATAGACATCAAGCTGCTGGCCCGGATCTCTCGTCCTGGCTCATTCAGCATTCGACTGATAACCGTCTTGCTCACCCCACTCTTTCTGCTGAGATCGGCAGGAGTGATCCCTATCTCCTTCATCCGAGCCTCAAGGCGTTCAGCAAAATTCTTCATTACTTCACCAATGTTGCTTTCATGAACCAAGTCTAACTCGGTGGCGGTTGCCAAAGGATTGCTGCTCATCTTGACTTTAATATCCTTATGGCAACAAAATGGGTGTGCAAAGACCAAATCATGAGGACCAACCTATGCGCATTGAAGATGTAGAAAAGTTTTTCGGAAATGCCGCCAAGGCCAGCGAGGCTATTGGCATCGGCCGCTGCAATTTCACCAAATGGAAGAAGCTGAGCGGGGGTATTGTCCCAGCCCAGCACGCCGTCAGCTTTGTCATCGCCAGCAACGGCGAGTTGCGCCTTGGCCTGGAGGATTACCCCTTGCTCAAGGACCAGGGCCAGCCCGCCCAGCAAGCGGCCTAACCAGTCGCCCAACCATCCACAGGACCCAAGACCATGACCAATCTGAGCCTTATCGCAAACACCGAAATGACCATGGGCACCCGCGAGATTGCTGAGCTGCTTGGTAAGCAGCATAGCAACATCAAAATTTCCGCCCAACGCCTTGCTGCCTCTGGTGTTATCGGAACCCTTGCAACGCAAGAGTTCACCCACAACAGCAACGTCTATGAGGAATACCGCCTCAACAAGCGTGACTCGCTGATCCTGGTGGCCCAGAACTGCCCCGAGTTTACCGCCCTGATTGTGGACCGCTGGCAGGAGCTGGAATCCAAGCAGGGGCCGCAGATCCCGCAGACCTATGCCGCCGCGCTGCTTGAGGCCGGCCGCCTTGCGCTGGAGGTGGAGCAGAAAAACCATCTGTTGGCGGTTCAGGCACCCAAGGTGGCATTTGCCGATCGCGTTGCCGGTGACGACAAGGGCGTCAATATCGGCAACTACGCCCGCGCCGTCGGGCTCGGCCAGAACGTGCTGTTTCGGGCGTTGCGCGATCATCGCATCCTGATGAGCGGCGGCAACCGGCACAATCTGCCATTCCAGGACTACATCGAGCGCGGTTACTTCACCGTAAAGGAGGGCACCCGCACCCACAACGATGAGACCGTCCCTACTTTCACGCCCATGGTGACAGGCAAAGGCCAGCAGTGGCTGACCCGACGCCTGATCGACCTTGGCTATTTGAAGCCCATTGCCGCCTGACCAGCGGCCAGCTTTCCCCAGACCACCAGAGGACCAACACAATGGGAAGAGAAGCACTCCCAGATCATGAAAAACTCGATATCCGCTCCCCGCTACGGGTGCGCGGCACCGTCGGCCACCGATCCGTGTGGCAGGAAGTCGGTGCCGAAGTCGGCATGACTGAAACCGCATTTGCCCGCACCTCGCTGCTGATGCTGCTCAATTCCATATCAAAGCATGAGCCCCAGATCCTGGCGAGAGCCGTGAAAAGGGCCAACCGGAGCCTCATCGAGCAGGGTTACCCGCCCGTCACCGTTGAGGACATCCTGGCCGGCGACGGTTTGCCCGAGCGCGGCCTGCTGCAGTTCACCCCTGAGGATGAGGCGGCATACAACGAGGAGCGGCCAAAGCGCCCCCTGCAAAAACTCATCAACTTCGTTCTCGGGAGGTAACCCCATGACCATGCCACTTCGTCCGCCGCGCCCGGCATCCCAGCACGTCAGCGATCGCGACAACATCATCCTGAAATCGGTCATGCACGAGCTGGCCCTGGCCCTTGATGAGCCGTTGATCTCGACCGCCCACGCCGCCGGCACCGATCGCCAAGCTGTTCGCCTGGCTCGTGAGCTGCAGGCCCGCAAAATCGAGCGCGCGGAGCAGCAACCCAGCGCATAACCCATACCAATCAGGCCCGCTTCACCACCGGGCTTAATCAGGACCTCAACATGACCATGAACCCAACGGCCCCGCTGGGCCACTCCCTTTGTTCCGATCTGGATCACTGCCCGATGTGTGGCAGCGAACTGCGCACCGGTACCGATGACCGCTCATTTGAATGCCCGGGGTGTGAATACACCGAGCAGGAGGTGGTCCATGCATCCTAAAGAGTTCATCGAGTTGAATGTGCGTCGGATACTGCTCGCTGACGGTTTTTCTGATGACGCAACTCACCTGGCCTGCAAAGAGGCCACTAGCCACTACGAGAAGACACCAGCCTTCCGGAAGGTAGCCGTGTTCTCGGAATGTCTACGGGTCGCCAAGCGCATGGCGAAGCTGATCCAGAAAAAGCAGCGCCAGCAGGCGAGGGCAGAGAAGAAGAATGGGAAGGTGACCCATGCGTAAGTCACCAGTCTCCTCAATTTGCCGCAACACCTTGAACCTGTTCGACGAGATCGTGGTGGACAACTTCGCTGGCGGCGGTGGAGCCAGCACAGGGATCGAGATGGCGCTGGGCCGCAGCCCTGAGATCGCCATCAACCACGACCCTGACGCGATCTCCATGCACACCGTCAACCACCCAACCACAGAGCACTATTGCGAGTCGGTGTGGGATATCGTGCCGCGTGATGTGGTGGCCGGCCGCCCTGTGGGGCTGGTCTGGCTGTCTCCAGACTGCAAGCACTTCTCCAAGGCCAAGGGCTCGACCCCAGTCAGCAAGAAGATCAGGGGCTTGGCGTGGGTCACCCTGCGCTGGGCTGCGACTGTTCGCCCCCGGGTGATCATGCTGGAGAACGTCGAGGAGTTTCAGACATGGGGCCCGCTGCTGATCGACGCTGAGGGTAACGCTCGCCCGGACCCGGCCAAGAAGGGCCGCACCTTCAACAGCTTTATCAACGCCCTGCGCCGCCAGGGTTACAAGGTAGAGTGGCGGGAGCTGCGGGCCTGTGACTACGGCACCCCCACCATCCGCAAGCGCTTGTTCCTGATTGCCCGCCGGGATGGCGCCCCCATCGTGTGGCCCAAGCCGACCCATGGCGATCCCACCAGTGCTGAGGTGAAAGCCGGGAAGCTGCTGCCGTGGCCGACTGCTGCGGACATCATCGACTGGTCTATCCCGTGTCCCTCAATTTTCGAGCGCAAGCGGCCGCTGGCCGAGAATACCCTGCGCCGGATTGCCAAGGGGCTAGAGCGGTTCGTCATCAATGCCGCCGAGCCCTTCATCGTGAAGTGCAACCACACCAGCACGCGCACTGTGTACGACTGCTTCCGGGGGCAGGGTATCAACGAGCCGCTGCAGACGGTCACTGCCACGCCGGGGTTTGCGCTGGTGCAGCCGCAGCTTGCCCCATTTATCACTGAGCATGCCAACGCCAGCCAGCAGCGCAACATGCCGGCGGATGAGCCGCTGCGCACCATCTGCGCCCAGGTCAAAGGCGGGCACTTCGCTCTGGTGTCCGCCTTCTTGGCCAAGCACTACACCGGTGTGGTGGGGGCCGAGCTGACCACCCCGCTGCCAACCGTGACCACCGTTGACCACAATGCGCTGGTCACCAGCCACTTGGTAAAACTCCGCGGCACCTGCCAGCACGGCCAGCCGGTGACCGAGCCCACGCCCACCGTCACCGCTGGCGGGCTGCATATCGGCGAGGTGCGGGCCTTCCTGCTCAAGTACTACGGCACCGACTCAACCATCCCCTGTTCTGAGCCACTGCATACCGTGACCACCCGGGACCGATTCGGCCTGGTCACCGTGCGCGGTGAGGATTACCAAATCGTCGATATCGGCATGCGGATGCTCGAGCCCCATGAGCTGTTCGCAGCGCAGGGGTTCCCGGCCGATTACGTAATCGACCACGACGCCACTGGCAAGAAGTTCACCAAGACCGCGCAGGTGGCCCGCTGCGGCAACGCCGTGTGCCCGCCATTGGCTGCGGCTCTGGTGCGCGCAAACCTGCCTGAGATGTGCGCAGATGCGCAGGTGGAGGCAGCATGAACACAGTTATCAAATTCCCGGGGGCAGGCGCCCCCATTTCCAAACCTATCAGCAGAGGTAGCAACGTGAGCGAAAATGCCCGCAATGGCTTCCGCCTCGCTTACTCGTCGATGCTGAACGCCCCATGGTACAGGGATGTGGCCAAGAAGTCCGTGTGGCTGCATTTGCTGCTGGATGCGGCCTACGAGAGCCGTGAAGTCACCTTCAACGGCAACCGCCTCACCATTCATCGTGGTCAGCTGGCGTGCTCTGCTAGATCGCTCGGGAAAGCATGTGGCGTATCTGAGGATCAGGCTCGCCGGGCGCTGGACTATTTCGAGGGGGAGGGGGCGATCGGCAGGACGACAAAGCAGGGCAAGAGTGGTTACACCATCATCAGCCTGCTGAATTTCGACGCCTACCAGCGCGGAGTTTCGCAACACTTTAGCGCGGAGTATGGCGCGGAGTTTGGGGGCGCGCCAGATATGGGGTTAGAGGGTGATCGCCAACTCAGCGCCGCGGAGTTAGGTGCGGAGTATCATGCCGAAGATCTTATCATTAATAACAATATAAACTCTGAAGATAATAAACAGATCTCTTGTTCTGTTTCTGGCGAAACAAAACAGGCTAAAAAAACGGCAGAGCCATCAGCCGATTCTCTGGCTGTGCTGAACCACCTCAACGCCGCATGCAATCGCCGCTATCAGGCCAAACCAACCACCCTGCAGAACATCAACGCCAGACTGGCGGAGGGCTACTCCGTGGCCGATCTGCAATTGGTGATCGACTTCAAGCGCGAGCACTGGTCCGCAAATCTGAAAATGGCCGAATACCTGCGGCCAATGACCCTGTTTGCGCCGCAGAAGTTCGCCGGGTACCTGGCTGGCGCCCAACGCTGGGATCAGATCGGTCGCCCACGCTGCCTGAACGGCGAGTGGGAGGGCTTCGAGGGTAAGCGCAAGCCGATGTCCAACATTGCCGCCGCTCAGCAGCAGGCGCGCAGCCTCATCGAATCGGGAGCTGTCAGCTATGACGACGACACTCCCCTCTAACGTGACCTCCCTGCCAGCCAACCAGGATGCGCCAGCCATGAGCGCCCGCATGGCTGCGTTTATCGCCGAGGAGCTGCTGCCGCTGATGGCCGGGAGCTGGCCTGCCAGTGCCAACCAGCTGGATGCCAATGCCCGCGGCGTGGCGCTGGCTTGGGGTGGCGTGCTGCGCGGGTTCACTCCAGCCCAGATCCGGGAGGTGGTGCAGGACATGGCGGCCGATGTGGAGCGCCAGTTTGCACCCAGACCGGCAGAGGTGCGGGCAGAGATACTGCGCCGGCAGCCTGCAACGGCTACGCCAACCCTGGCCCCACGGCTCGAGATATCCATCAGGGCGTGCGAGATGGAGGCGACCGTGATCGTGCTGCAGCGTGACGGCGATGTGACTAGCGACGCGGTGCGGGTTGAGTTGGACAGGATACTCACCGAACGCCGCCAGCGCGGTTTCACCATCACAGGGAGGATTTAGGGATGTTCAATCAAGACGTGATCGCCGCGGTCAAGGCCGCGAAGTTCTGCCGGGTGGTGATCTACCCGGCCGTCCGGGGATGGTGCGGGGAGCGGGTGCTGCTGGAGGTGGCTGACGAGATCGCCGCTCTTGGGCACACCGATTGCCAGCGTGGGGCAGGGCATTGGCTGGTGCAGGGCACGACGCCTGAGCAAGTGGCGGAGGGGGCCGAACGGCTGAGAGGCGCGCCAGTACTGGCGTTTAGAGGGTGTGTCTCAAATGGGGTTGTGGATAACTTTGACGGGGAGGGCCTTGCCAACCAGTGACAAGCGATATAACGCGCTGTAACATCGAAGGTGCCGGACTTAGACCACCCGGCTGTTTGACCAAAAGGACCCTGACCATGACCAAACCACATACCCGAGATCTATCCGTAGCGACCCAGCTTGGCCGCGTGATTGCGATCATGAGCGACGGCAAGCCCCGCACTCTGCGCGACATCGAGCGCGAGTGCGGGAGCCGCTACGGCCACGCTGACACCCAGGCCGCCATCAGCGCCCGCCTGCGCGAAGTCTGCTGCCATGGCTGGGTGAAGCACTCCAGCTGCCAGAACATCGACGGCAAGCAGGTGTGGCACTACCACCTGACCCCGTTCCCCGCTGCGGAAGCCGTTGCGGCTAAGGCGGTGGCAGCATGAGATTCGCCATGACAATCGCCGCCGTTATGGCGGCCAGTGCTCCGGCCTGGATTAACCCGATCCGATTCACGCCATCCAGCTCATTCTGCATCCCCAACCCGCGCAATGACAGGGCCGCAAAACGCCAGCGCGCCGCCACCAAGCGCCGCAACAAAGCCAAGCGGGGGTGAGCATGAGCTACCCCAAGTATTTCCTGCGCAGCCCTGATATCCGGACTCGGGCCTGCCAGCTGGTCGCCGGCCTGCCGGTTGACCAGGACAAGCCGCTGGTCATCGAAATCAAGGAGATGACCCGCAGCCTAGATCAAAGTGCGAAGTTCCATGCCATGTGCGCCGATGTGTCGAGGCAGCTTTCCTACATGGGTCGAGCACTGACACCTGAGCAGTGGAAGATTCTTTTCATTTCTGGCCACGCTATAGCGACTAAGCAGCCGTCAGAAGTCGTTCCAGGCTTGGAAGGTGAGTTCTGCAACATCAGAGAAAGTTCCGCCAGGATGAGCGTGAAACGCATGGCGAGCTTGATTGAATATGTATATGCGTACGCCACAGAGCGCGAAGTGAGGTTCTATGAAAGAGCTGTGGCGTGAGATTTCGGATGATCCATCTTATTTGGTTAGCAATCTTGGTCGCGTCAAATCCAAGGGCCGCTATGTAAACACAATTCATGGCGGTAAGAGATTTGCCAAAGGCCAGATCCTGAAGCCGTTCTTCTCAAAATCCACTGGATATTTGCAAGTTAATTTATCCATGCGTCATCGCGTTAGCGTTCACCGCATAGTTGCTGAGGCGTTCTGCAGCGGCATGGCTCCAGGCCTTGTTGTCAACCACATCAACGGTGTCAGGGATGACAATAGGGCTGAAAATCTGGAGTGGGCAACTTACTCGTGGAATCAAAAGCATCGTTATGAAGTGCTGGGCCAGGCGGGGAGTTGCACCGATAAATTCTCAGGTGAGCATCCGACAAGCAAGGCCGTGATATCAACCTGTCTAGTAAGTGGTAAGTCAGTGCGGTATGAAGCTGCCATGGACGCAGTTAGGGAGGGCTTTGATTCATCATCAATTAGCCGCTGCTGCAATGGAGAGTATCGCAGTCATAAAGGCAGAGCATGGAGGTTTGCGGATGACCAAGGCTGACAAGCAGCACCTATCCGACGTTGCCTCCCTGGGGTGCATCGCCTGCCGCAATGCCGGGTACGGCACTACGCCAGCAGAAATTCACCATGTGCGCACTGGATCCGGGATGGCGCAGCGCGCAGCCCACACCCAGGTGCTCCCCCTTTGCCCACGCCACCATCGCGCCTGTTACCCCACCGGCTTCCACGCTGCCCCAAAGAGCTGGCAGGCCGAGCACGGCAGTGAGGAAACCCTGCTTGCCCAAGTGGCCCAAGAGGTTGCCGAACTGCGCAAGAACACCATCGGGAGGGCGGCATGATCACTTGTTGCGAAGGTGAGGAGTGGTTGCCGCTAAAAGGGTGGGATGGGATTTATGAGATATCCAGCTGCGGTCGTGTTCGGAGCATATCAAGAACCGTATCCAATGGGAGAGGGACCCGCTTCATAAAGGGAATTGTACGTAAACCAACTTGGTCGGCGCAAAGATTGGGCGCTGAATATTTGGTCGTGTCGGTTACCGCAACTGGCAGAAAGCGTCAGTTAGTCAGGATCCACCGGGCAGTGCTGGAGTCGTTTGTTGGGCTGCCACTGCAGGGCTGTGATGTGGCTCGGCATCTTAATGACGATAGAAGTGATAACCATCTCCATAACCTTGCCTGGGGGACCCATGAAGACAACATGCGTGACAGGGATTTAAACGGCGGCACCTGCGTTGGAGTTAAGCAGAAAGCATCAAAATTAACTGATGATGATGCAAGGGTAATCTTCAATAGCGATGAGTCAGGCGTTCTTCTTGCCGCCAGATATGGTGTCAGCCCAAGTGCAATAAGCCTTGTCCGTAAGGGTAAGTCGTGGCGACACGTCACCTTAAAGGAGGCATCAGATGCTTAAGATGACAGAGGCGTGTTTTGCATCATTGACGGAAGGAAAACCAACTCAAGCGAAGAAGGCAAGGCAAGCGGCAGACTTATCGTTGTGCGTGAAGGCTGTTGTTAAAGAGTTCCCTCCGTGTCACCTGGAGTATCGCTTCCATCCATCCCGTAAATGGAGGTTCGATTACTCGTGGCCAGACAAGAAAATTGCACTTGAGGTGCATGGTGGGGTGCATGTTGGCGGTAGGCACACTCGCGGATCTGGGTTCGTAAAAGACAGAGAAAAAATGAACTCAGCCCAGCTCCTGGGGTGGGTTGTTTTGGAGGTCACGCCCGAGCACATCCAATCCGGCCAGCTGCGCGCCTGGCTGCGTGCCGCTTTCGACCAGACCAAAGACCAGAGGACCAACCCATGACAAACTCTATCGAAATGGCTCTGCGCCTATTCTCGCCGAAGGGGGCGCTCCATGAGCCCGCCGCCGGCAGGCAGTTCAATGCTCTGGGCCGGGACGAGTTTATCGGCGCCCTGCAGGTTGCTGCGAAGAACAACCCCCAGGGGCTCCAGTTCCTGATGGCCGATCACCTTAGTGATGAGGGGGCGATTCAGGGGCTGCTGGCCCACTTCTGCACCACTCTTGGTAGCAGCGATGTCGGCGGTATGGCCATGGCTATTCTACTGAGCCGCCCTTTGCCTGAGCAGTTGGAGAGCCTGGTACTGTCACATCCGTACTATGACAAGGAACGCCGCCGGGCGGCCGTGGTGATGGAGAAGGCCAAGCGGGCTCACCGGGCTGGCAATGACCATGAGTACCAGCGCCTGCTGGCCGAGCGGAATGGGATCCTGACCCTGGCCAATGACCACTGTGTGGCCGAGATGATGCAGTCAGGGCGCTGTCCGCACTGCAGGGGAACCGGATTGCGTCCACGCCGAGGGGACGAGTGCCCGAAGTGCCATGGCACCGGGCGAGTAGTGCCCGATGCTGAGTTGGTGTCGCGCCGGTTCGGCCAGGAGATGCGCCAGAGTGTCGAGCGGTTGGTTGATGAGGTGATCCACCAGGCGTCAGATCTGGCCAAGGCCATGGATCGGCAGGTGCGGGAAATGCGGGCGGTTTGAGTAGCTGCATTAATTGCATTCATATCAATGATTTATGCGCAGTTTGTGGCATGTATATGTAGACTATTAGTTTTAGTTCAGGGGTAGGGGGCTGACTATCAGTCGTAGGTGCTAAGTGTACTCGCGGACTACCAGTTTTAGCTGATAACCGTACCACAACTAAAAGTTACTGTTGACGGAGGCGTCAAACCGTACGATTATTTGTATCACAAATTGTGATATTTCAGGTTTAACAAGGGCAGTCTTGTTGGCTTGAAGATATGAATAAAGGGGCCTAAGCCCCTGTTTTTACAGAAATGTCTCCTTGATTTGCTCTATAGCATCTAAAGCAAGCCTGACAAGTCTGCAAAACGCGTTGGCTAGCTTAAGGAGTTGCTCAACTGATTGAGCTGTTGCGAGCAGCTTATCAGTTAGTTTCGAAGACCCTACAGTTGCGAGCTGTGGGGTCTTTGTCTTTTCGGGTGCTACTGTGCCCTCTTGTCCTCTTGGACGCCTCTTTTTTGCCATATGGGTCCTCCATGTTTGGCGTTTGACATAATCGTTGAAGCATTTTCATATTCGATCTCCCACATTCCTTTGGTCTCGTTGGTATCCCAAACAATTCTGGCATTTTCCGATCATTCATCGACGAAACCAAGGGGCTGCTAGTAGTCTTTTGTCACTGATTTTGTGGTTATGTGACAGTTGCACGCGTTACTTCAGAATTTTATGATTTTTGCTTGTAGCCTCTGCCTGTAATTATCCTTGGAATGTCTATAACTTTCTTTCACTGTCCAGTGTATCCAACCTAGATACACTGGACAGTCAGCCCATGATGGCAATGAGCCGATGACGTTTCCTCTTGGGTTTTTTCCATTTTCGTGCGAAATGTTGGTTTGTGATAGGTGGCGCCATTGTGTGATTGCTTTACACAATGGCTCAGGAGGATGGGCGCATGGAAAGTAAGCTGAGATCTCATGCTCTACGGGTCGCCGGATGGGGTCTACTCTATGGCGATTTCTTCGACCTTTACGATGTCTCAGAGGCTTTTGACATTCCAAGCGCGCAGGCGGTCCAGCTGATGAACTACCTGCGCACCTCCGATTGGGTGGACAAGGTCGTGAAGGTTCGTTGCGGACTGAGAGAAGAGAGGAAAGCGCCAAAACGCGTTTTTATCAAGGTGCTTTGTATTCACCAGGAGCCGGCCCCTAGGCTGGATAGGGTGCCACCAGATCCAAAGTGGAAGCCAATTCAGCAACAGCTAACAAAGCTAGTGAAGCTCATGCCTTCACCGAAGGCAGCTCGTTGAAACAGGTGGTATAGCGAGGGCTGAGCTGTTCCCGCTTCATCATCCACTCCCGGGTATCCCGGCCGCGAGCAGCGAAGTAGACCTTGCCCAGCCAACAGATGGCTCGCGTGGCCAACTACACTTGCCCTGAGTACAGAAGTCACTTTGGTATGCTCTCAATAGCTGGAGGGGGAGCTAAGTGCCCTCGGTGTCAGCATCCAATTGAATAGTCTTTCGTGATGGTTGCCATCCAGAGCTCCGAGCGTTAGCATCTATCAAAGATGGCCAGATTCCCCCGGGACTCTGGCCTTTTTCATTTCCGGCCCGCCTTGTGCGGGCTTTGTCGTTTCTGGGGGGGAGTAAATGGGGAAGGAAGAGGAATTCGCGACCGCTGCGGCTGCCGCTGGGGTGGCAAAGAGCGCACCGCAGGTCGTGGTGTCCGGCATGACGCTGGCCGGGTACTCGCTCAATGACTGGGTACTGGCTGCCACCCTGCTGTGGATTGCTGTCCAGATGGGTTGGTTTGTCTGGTCGAACATCATTAAGCCGCGCATGGGGGATGCATAGTGAGTAAGGTCCGCATCGCAATCGCCGCCCTCACGCTGAGCGCTGCAGGCTTTGTGGGGATCCTGAATAGGGAAAGCTTTGAGCCGGCGGCTTACCCTGACCCGGTGCACGGCACCAAACTCCCCACTATCGGCTTTGGGAGCACCGAGGGAGTCAAGATGGGTGACACTATCACCCCTGTCGCCGCAGTGAACAGAAGCCTTAGGGAGGTGCGGGGGTTCGAGGATGCCCTCAAGGCCTGCATCCAGGTGCCACTCCACCAATATGAGTTCGATGCTTATGTCGAGCTCTCCCACAACATCGGCCCCGGCGCCTTCTGCCGCTCCACCATCGTGAAGCGCCTGAACGTGGGCGACTACTCGGGGGCCTGCGAGGCAATCCTGTTGTTCAAGCGTGCTGGCAAGCAGGACTGCTCGGCGCCGGGGAACCGGGTCTGTCCCGGGCTCTGGAAAGACCGGCTGCGCCTCAATGCGAAGTGCAAGGGGGAGTGATGGTGACAACCCCGCAGAGCAAGGTGTTGCCGTTCCTAGCGGGCGCCCTGGTGATAGCCGCCTTGGCTGGCGGTGGGGTGGAGCTCTATCGCTTCGGTCATGCTGCTGGGGAGGAGGGGGAGCGTAAGACCTGGCAGGCAAAGTGGAATGAAGAGGCGGCCCGCCTCGCTACTGCCAGGACCAAGGCAGAGCTGAAGGCTCGGGAGGAAGAACAGCGCCGCCAGACTGAAATCGATGAGGTGAGAGACCATGCACAAGAACAGATCGCCCAAGCACATGCTGATGCCGTTGCTGCTGGCCTTGAGTCTGGCCGGTTGCGCGAGCAAGCCCGCCGCCTGGCAGCCCGAGCAAGTCAGTGCGCCAGCCATTCCAGCACTCCCCAAGGAGGCCCGGCAACCGGACAACCTGCCATGGTGCTCGCCGACCTGCTCAGCCGGGCTGACGAAAGAGCGGGTGAGCTGGCAGCGGCGTATGACCGAGCTCGAGCATCAGGACTAGCCTGCGAGCGGGCCTATGACTCCCTGCGCACTGAGACCATAAAACCCCGCCCATAACGGCGGGGTTTGTCTTTCTGGGTAAGGGGAGGAGGTGATGCAGATGAATTGGAACAGTGAAGTGGTAAGCGGTATCGATGTGACTGGGGTTATCACCCACGTTGAGCACTACGATGGTGCCGAGGCAGTGGTTGTCCTTTCCTCTGGTGTGTCTGTGGTGGTCGCAGCAGCCCACAAGCCAGTACCCGGCGATACCATCGTTGAAGGCGAGCTATCTCTCTAAATGGCAAAGACCGACTGGGCACAGCTCAATGCAGAGTTCCTGCAGGAGCATGAAGCGACAGGCATCAGTGCGAAAGACTGGTGCGACAGCCGCGGCCTGAACTACAACTCGGCGCGTCGCTATTTGAAATCCCGGGGGCAATCCCCTGCGCAACCTGATAAATCTCGCGTAGCTGCGCAATCTGCGCATTCCGAAGTGCGCAAAACTGCGCAATCTGCGCAAAGTGCGCAAGCCAAAGGGAATGAGGCCAAGGCCAAAGGGGGAGAGGGAAGAGGGGAAAGGTCCTCCGCATCCACACATACCCCGACCAGCTTGGGCCAGAACTCGAAAACCAACTCGGGGCGCCAGCCAGATGGGCGCTTTGACAAAGGAAATCGGGAGTCTGTAGGCAACCAAGGCAACCAGAACCCGCTGAATCAGTGGAAGCCCGGCGACCGGCCGGCATTGACCCACGGCGGATACGCCAAGTTCCTCGATGCAGAGGAGCTGTTCGACCAGGCCCGCGAGCTGCAACTGCGCGATGAGCTGGACTTCACCCGGGCTCGCGTCATTTCCGTCACCAAGCTACTCAAGGGGCTGCAGCAGGACCTGGTTACGACCAGCGAGATGACCGACCGTATTGCGCTCTACGACAAGATCCTGAAAGCCGAGCAGGCCCTTGACCGGAACATCCAGCGGATTGAGTCCATCGAGCGCACCCTGAGCGCCCTGATGGTTGATGCCGTTAACGTGCCAAAGATCGAGGAGGACACCCGCCGCATCCGGGCGGCAACTCGCAAACTGACCGCCGAGGCCGACCGGCTCGAGAAGGATGGCGGCAGCGAGGCCACGCCGGTGAGCGAGATGGTTTCCGAGCTCCACGACATGGGGACTGGCGGGCTGATGTCGTGGTAAAATTCGAGTCACAATTTACCCGTCATGCAGGAGTCAGCGATGAAACAAAGAGAGCGTCAGGCCACCCAAAGGATCTTGGCTATTGAGGCTATCGCCAAGCTTCGCTCTGTATCTGAGCTATTTGGTGTTGAGGATGTAGGGCTTGACGATGAGCGGGCAACGGCTGACTTTAAGCGTTGGGATGAAAAGGTCACAGAGCTTGAGCGGTGGATAAGAGATGAAAGTCCGATCGCCTGAGCTAGCTTCCGCATGGCAAGAACGAGCATAACCACAGCATCAACCATACCAACCCGCTTCGGCGGGTTTTTTATTGCCTGAGATCCACCAATGACCGAACTCGACATCTCCGCCATGACTGAGCAGGAGCAGATGGCCTACATCCGCTCGAAGCTCAGCGATAAGTGGTGGCGGATGAACAATCTCTACATGATCGAGAACGAGCAGGGCCAGTTGGTGCGCTTCCGGCTGCGCCCGGCGCAGGAGCTGCTGTTCCGGACCATGTGGTGGCTGAACATCATCCTCAAGGCGCGCCAGCTGGGATTTTCCACCGCCATCGACATCTATCTGCTGGACGAGGCGCTGTTCAACAAGAACATCAAGTGCGGGATCATCGCCCAGGACCTGACGGCCGCCGGCGAGATCTACCGCACCAAGATTGAAGTGCCGTTCGATAACCTGCCGAGCTGGCTCAAGGCCCAGTTTAAGGTGGTGACCCGGCGGGGCGGGGCGAATGGCGGACACATCCTGTTCCGGCATGGCTCCAGCATCCAGGTGGCCACCTCGTTCCGGTCCGGTACCGTCCAGCGCCTGCATGTCTCCGAGCACGGGAAGATCTGCGCCAAGTACCCCGAGAAGGCCAAGGAGGTGCGTACCGGTACCCTGCAGGCAATCCACCCGGGCGCCGTGGCCTTCATCGAATCAACGGCAGAGGGCGTGGGCGGCGACTTCCACGCCATGAGCATGAAGTCCCTCGAGCTGGCCAGGGCCTCCGGTGAGCTCAGCCAGCTCGACTGGAAGTTCCACTTCTTCGCCTGGTGGCAGGACCCCAAGTATCGTGCCGACGTGCCGGCATCCGGCGTGGTGATGAGCAAGACCCAGGCGGAGTATTTCGCCGCGGTCGAGAAGGCGATGGATTGCACCATTACCGACGAGCAGCGGCAGTGGTACGTGCTGAAAGAGTCCACTCTGGGCGCAGAGATGAGGCAGGAGTTCCCCAGCACGCCGCTGGAAGCCTTCCTGACCTCTGGGCGCCGGGTGTTCGACCCCATCCATACCATGGATGCAGAGGGCGATTGCATGGCCCCGCTCATCGTCTATGACATCGACCCGGTGACCGGCAAGCGTGAGAAGGCTCGCAAGCCGGAGAAGCTGGACGAACAGGGACAGCGCTCGCTCGAAAACATGCTGCTGGTCTGGGAGCTGCCAGACCCCGACGAGGATTACGCCATCGGCGCCGATGTGGCGGAAGGGCTGGAGCACGGCGACCGTTCAAGCCTCGATGTGACCGCCAAGAGCGACGGCCGGCAGGTGGCCCACTGGTTCGGGCACCTCGATCCCGGGTTGTTTGCCCAGTTGCTGGCCCACGTCGGCCGCTTCTACGGTACCGCAGAGCATGGCCCGGCCTACATCGGCCCGGAGCGCAACAACCACGGTCACGCCGTGCTGCTCAAGCTCCGTGAAATCTACCCGACCCGGCGCATCTACACCCAGGAGCACCTCGACCGGGACCGCGACGATGAGACGCCGCGCCTCGGCTGGCTAACCACCCGGCAGTCCAAGCCGATCCTGGTTGATGGCCTCAAAGCCCTGCTGCGTGCCGGGCAGTCCGGGATCCGCTGGATTGGGACCATTTCCGAGGCCACCACCTACGTCTACGACAAGAGCGGCAGCATGAACGCCCAGGACGGCTGCTACGACGACCAGCTGATGAGCTACATGATTGCCCAAGAGATGCGCGCCCGGATGCCAGCACGCATCGTCAAACCCGAAACCTTCCGCAAACCCAAGCACTGGATGGCCAACTGATGATCAACGCCCAACCCAAGGCCCCTGAGAAAGGTGGCCTCAATACCCCGCGACTGCTCAAACTGATGAGCGATATCAACGGCCAGCCTGACTGGCGCTCAATGGCGAACCGGGCCTGCGCCTACTACGACGGGGATCAACTTCCCCCTGAAGTGGTCAAAGTGCTCAAGGAACGGGGCCAGCCCATCACCATCCACAATCTCGTCGCCCCGACCATTGATGGCGTTCTGGGGATGGAGGCCAAGAGCCGCACCGATCTGATGGTGATCGCCGATGACCATGACGATGAGCTCGAGCAGCTGGCCGAGGCTGTCAATGCTGAATACGCCGACATGTGCCGCCTGGGCGGACTGGATCGTGCCCGTGGCGAGGCCTACGGCGGCCAGATAAAGACCGGCATGGGCTGGGTGGAGGTGTGCCGGCGTGATGACCCGTTCGGCCCACGCTACAAGTTCAGCAACGTCCATCGTGACGAGGTTTATTGGGATTGGCACAGCCGAGAGCCGGACTTGAGCGACTGCCGCTGGCTGATGCGCCGCCGCTGGGTCGATCTGGATGAGGCCAAGACCATGTTCCCGAGCAAGGCTCAGGCGTTGGAGTGGGGTGTGAATGACTGGGCTGGTGTTGTCAGCTTGAGCGCCGTAGAGGGGCTCGACCCAAACCTGGTCAGCGCTTACGACGAATGGAGTCAGTTCAGCGGCAAGGAAGTCGAGTGGTGCAGCCGAGAGCGGGACCGGGTGTTGCTGCAGGTGGTCTACTACCGCACCTACACCATGCGTCAGGTGCTGATGCTCGATTCTGGCCGGGCGCTGGAGTACGACAAGACCAATCAGTTGCACCTCGCCGCGCTCGCCATGGGCCGGGCCAGGCTGGAACGCCGCCCGGTGGCCGTGATCCGGGAGTCCTGGTTTGTCGGCCCCCATCATCTGGTTGACCGTCCCTGCACTGCGCCTCACAACATGTATCCGCTGGTGCCGTTCTGGGGGTACCGGAAAGACCGCACCGGCGAGCCATACGGCCTGATTGCTCGGGCCATGCCGGCGCAAGATGAGGTGAACCTGCGGCGAATCAAGCTGACGTTCCTGCTGCAGGCCAAGCGGGTAATCATGGACAAGGATGCCACGAACATGAGCCGGGATCAGGTGCTTGAGCAGGTGGAGCGCCCGGATGGCTATATCGAGCTCAACCCGGACCGCGCCAACAAGACCAGCGTGAGTGACGCCTTCAAGGTTGAGCAGGACTTCAACGTGGCGGCCCAGCAGTTCCAGGTGATGCAAGACTCGGTGAAGCTGATCCAGGACACCATGGGGGTTTATGCGGCCTTCTTGGGGCAGGGCTCAACCGGCCAGTCAGGGGTGGCCATCAGCAACCTGGTAGAGCAGGGCGCTACTACTCTCTCTGAGATCAACGACAACTACCGGATGGGCTGCCAGCAGGTGGGGCAGTTGGCTCTGGCATACCTGCTGGAGGATATGGCCAACAAGCGCAACTACAAGGTGACCGTGAACCGGGATGACCCCCGCCGCCGCAAGGCCGTAGTGGTCAACGTGGAGCAAGAGGACGGCAAGCTGACCAACGACGTGACCAGGCTGCGAGCTCATATCGCCTTGGCGCCGATCCAACAAACAGCCGCTTACAAGCAGCAGCTGGCCGAACGGATGACCCAGGCTATGGCCCAGTTGCCGCCAGAAGCTGCAGCAGCATGTTTTGACCTGCTGGTCGAGCTGATGGATGTACCGCGCAAGGCCGAGTTTGTGGAGCGGATCCGCAATGTCCTCAACATCCAGAAAGACCCGGAGGAGATGAGCGAAGAGGAGCGTGCCGCCGCAGAGCAGCAGGCCCAGCTTGCCCAGATGCAGCAGCAGATGGCCATGCAGGAGATGCAAGCCAAGCTGGCGGAGCTGGAAGGGAAGGCCGCCAAGTGGCAGGCAGAAGCACAGCGCATCGCCAAGCTGACCGACTCAATCCGCTTCGAGGATGCCCTCAAGCAGGCCCAGACCGGCAAGACGCTGCAGGAGATGGAGCAGCTGGCAGCCCAGCAGCAGGCGATGCAGACCGAGCAGGCAGCCCTGCAGGCTCAGCTGTTGGGCACCATTCAGCAGCAGATAGACGCGATCGCGCTCTGATAGTTGCTTTCCTAATCGCCCAGCGTTACGATTTCTCCAACATGGCCCGGTCTCTCGAGATTGGGCTTTTTCATTTGGGTTCAAATGGAGTTGGTTTTGTCGTGATGATATAGTGTATTCTGAGTCCGTTGACTCTGCGTACATACCCTTGCGCCCGCTTTATGCGGGCTTTTTTTATAACCAGCTTCGAGCTGGTTTTTTTGTGTCCAGCCCCAGCCGGGGAGCGCTCTTTCCGAGAACCTTCCCCCGCTTGGGCAGCGATACCACCCACTGAAAACCCACGAGGACAACCATGGATACGAACATCGACAACCTGACAGGGACTGAAAGCCTGGACGAACTGGAAGCCATGTTGGAAGCGATCGAGCGTGAGCCCGATGCCGAGCTGGATAATGGCACTGGCACCAAGCAAACGGACGTAGAGCAACCCGCGCCGTCGGCGGGCGAGGTGGCAGCCGGTCACGAACAAGCCAGCACCGAACAGGGCGGTGAAGGGGCCACTGAGCCTGAGAAGGTGATCCTGGCCAAGAATGGTCAACACACCATTCCGTATGAAGTGCTGGAGCAGGCGCGCAATGAAGCCAAGCTGCTGCGTGAGCAGTTGGCGTTATCGCAGCAGGCCCAGGCTGAACGGGACAAACTGCAGGCGCTGATGGAGAAGCACGGGATCAACCCCGATGTGGACCCCGACGACATCAGTCAGGAGGAACTCGAGCAGCTGGCGCAGGACTACCCGGATCTCGGCAAGTCCATCGCAGCCATTGCTCGCAAGCTCCAAAAGCTGGAGCCACAAGCAGCCCCGCAGCAGGTTCAACCCACACTCACCCCGGTGCAGGCCGCACTGCAGGCGGTACCTGATCTGGTGAGCTGGCGAGAAAAGGACCAGGACCGTTTCGACTTCGCCATTATCGTCGATGAAAAGCTCCAGGCTGACCCCGCGTGGCAAGGAAAGTCACTGGATGAGCGATTTGCAGAGGCCGCTCGCCGCACCAAGCTGGCCTTTGGCGACGAGGTTGAAGCACCTCCCGCCAAGGCACCCAGCAAGGAAGCGGAAAAGCCTACTGACCACATCCCGTCCAGTCCATCAGCCTTGGGCCAAACCCATCACGCGCCGGCTACCGGTGTTGAGCGTTATAGCACCATGTCCCAGGCCGAGCTGGTCGGGGAGTTTGGCAGCATGACCGACGCCCAGATTGACGCCCTGCTGGAACAGTCCGGGCTTTAACCCACAACCCATCTGTACAAGCCAACCCCGACCACTGTGTCGGGGTTTTTGTTTTCATGTAGGAGAGGATCATGACCCAAGTCATCTCGGCGCAAGCCAACAAGATTTTGCAGGCCGCCCTGTTTACGACGGCCAACCGTTCCCACTCGCTGGTGAATATGCTGACCGAAGAGGCCCCCAAGGGCGCCAAAGTCAACGGCGGTAAGCAGACCAGCGCCGGCGCACCGGTGGTCCGCATCACCGATCTCGGCAAAGGGGCGGGCGATGAAGTAGACATGCAGCTGTTCCACCAACTGTCTGGCCGCCCGACCATGGGTGACAAGAAGCTGGCTGGGCGTCTGGAGAGCATGTCCTTCGCCGACTTCTCGCTCAAGATAAACCAGACCCGTCATGGCGTGGATGCCGGCGGCAAGATGAGCCAGAAGCGCACCAAACATGACCTGATCAAGACGGCTCGCGTGCTGCTGGGTGATGGCTACTACGGCCGCCTGGTTGACCAGCGCGGCTTTGCCCAGCTGGCCGGAGCTCGCGGCGATTACTCGGCAACCGACATCATTCTGCCGCTGGCTGATGATTCCGAGTTTTCGGAGATCATGATCAATCCGCTGACTGCGCCCACCTACGAGCGCCACTTCTTCGGCGGGGATGCTACCACCTTCGAAGCAATCGACGCCGCGGACCGCTTCAATCTCGGCTGCGTGGACAACATGGCGCTCTATCTGTCCGAGATGGCCAACCCCATCCAACCGATCCGCATGGTGGCAGACCCATCCGGCGGCGAGCCACTCTATGTGCTCTACGTCACCCCGCGCCAATGGCACGACTTTTACACCTCCAGCTCTGGTAAAGACTGGAATGCCATGCTGGCCGCGGTGGCAGAGCGTGCCAAGGGCTGGAATCACCCCATCTTCCGTGGTGAAGGTGCGATGTGGCGCGGCATCCTGGTCAAGCAGTACAAGGGCATGCCGATCCGCTTCAACCAAGGCAGCGCCGTCAAGGTGTGCGCGACCAACTCCGCGACCGGGGTGGAAGTGGACAAGGTTGCCGGTACCACCATCGACCGCGCGGTCCTGCTGGGTGGCCAGGCGCTGGCCAATGCCTTCGGCTCTGGCGAGCAGGGTGGCTCCTTCGGTATGCACGAAGAGAAAACCGACCACGGCAACGCGACAGAGCTCTCCATCAACTGGGTGTCCGGTTTGCAGAAGATCCGCTTCAAGCAGCGGAACGGCAACATCCAAGACCATGGCTGCATGGTGCTGGATACCGCTGTCAGCGCAGTCGGCCGCTAAGCCACCCACCCGAGCGAGGGGGTTGATGCCCCCTCCTGTTGATATCTGACAAGATAAGGAGCCATATCATGGCCAAAACTACCTTGATCGCCAAAGCATACCGCTGGTTTGTCGGTGCGTTCGGCAACCTTTCCATCTCTCCGACCCTGGTGGCCAAGCTGGCGGCGGTACCGTCCGGCGACGTCGTCGCGTTTGGCGACAAAGTGGAGCCCAACCTGAAAGTGGTGGGAGTGACGATGTTCAGCACTGCGTTGGGCGCGAGTACCACCATCACGGCCAAGATCGGCGATACCACCATCATCAACGCCGAAGGCACGGCAACGGCGGTATCCAAGTATTTCCCGGTGGACGATCTGATGACGCTGTCTGACCAGGAGATCACCCTCACCGTCGGCGGTGGTGCGGCAACGGGCACAGTCAAGCTCAAGCTGCACTATGAGGTGATGGGCAACCTGTAAGGCTGCCCATCACGCCATGCCCGGCCCTGCGCCGGGCTTTTTCATTTCTGGATTGGAGATATTGCCGTGAGCGACAAAATTGCCGTGGTTTATATCGGCGACAAGCCGAGCAAGAAAGACACCGTCACCGGCTCCCGCCTGGTGTTCCCGCGCCACACCGCCGTTGATGTGGAGAGCCACATCGCCATGCAGCTGCTGGAGTTCCCCACCGTCTGGATCCGCCATGATGCGTTGGCCGATGAGCTGGAGCGACAGGGGGCCATTGCCAAGGCAGAGGCCGATGAGCAGGAACGCCTTGCTGCTGAAACTGCCCGACTGGCCGAAGAGCAAAGCTTTGTGGTCGGCGACCGCGACCTAACCAAGATGACCAGCGCCCAGCTGGCGACCCTGGTGGAAGGAGAGGATTTGCAGGTTGAGCCGCAAGCGCCCCAAGAGAAGGTGGGCGACTACCGGCTGCGTGTGCGTGACGCCATGAAAGCCAAGCAGACCGCCGGTCAAGGTGGTGAGTAATGGTACCGGTGCTGGATAGCCGTCTGGTTAGCCCGGATACCCTGATCCCGCTGGTTCGCCAGCGGGTTTCTGGCCCGCTCGACAGCATTATCCGGCAGGCCATCATTCGTGCCGCCATAGACTTTTGCAAGCGCAGCGCCTTGATCCACCTCGAACGCCAGTTTGATGAGGTGCTGGAGGGGCAGACAGTGAGCTTTGCCAAGGCGAGCAGCATCAATCGTCAGGCCCGTCAGGATGTGCGAGAGCCACAGGTAACCGGATCGGTCATTCACAGTATTACCTCGCAAGGGGTGCCGCTGCAGCCTGGCACTCATTATCACGTTCAGTCAGCCGAGTCTGTGCGGTTTATGGAGACGCTGCAGGGCGTCTGCATCATTGGTGCCATTGAGCCGCTACCGACAGCCAAGTTGATCCCCGCCGCGCTGGTTGAGGATTACGCCGAGGCGATGGCGGACGGTGCCGCTGCTATTTTGCAGCTCCAGCCAGGCAAGCCGTGGGCAAGCTCGGAGTTGGCTCAGCTGAACAAGGCTCACTTCAATGAAGCGGTTCGTGATGCCCACCGCTTTCGCATTGAGCAAACTCCGAACGCCCAGATCCAGAACCCAGTACGCCGCCGGCAATTCTTTTAGGTGAGAGCCATATGTCAACCATCAAAGCCCTGCTAGAGCGGATCTCTATCGAGCTCACCGATACAACCAGAGTGAGCTGGCCTGTTGCTGACTTGGTGAGCTATTACAACAGCGCCATCGCGGCGATCGCCAACTATCGTCCTGATGTGTTTGCCCAAACTCAGGAGTTCACTTGTGTGGCTGGTACCCGCCAAGCCATGCCGGCTGGCGCGGTAAAGCTCATCGAGGTGGAGCGCAATACCGGTGGACGCAAGATCCGCTTCTTCAAACGTGGGGAACTGGATGACCTTGACCCGGAGTGGATGACTGGTACCGGGGCGGCGGCGGCAGAAGCCTACCTTCATGAGCCAACCAACCCGCGCACCTTCTGGCTGTACCCGGGGGTGGCCGCTGGCGTCAAAGTGGATCTGGTGCTCAGCGCATTGCCTGCACCAGTTGACGTTGCGCAGGTGGAGTCTGGCGTTGCTCTGCAGGTGGATGACACCTTCCTCACCCCCTGCATGGACTGGATTATCTACCGCGCCTATCTGCGCGACTCTGACGACACGGCCAACTCGGCCAGGGGGCAACTGCACCTGCAAGCGTTCGCTCAGTATCTGGGGATCAAGCTGCAGATGGAGCGGGCCGTCATTGCCGTGCGTGACGACAAGTTTCAAACCAATCAGGGGTAACCATGATCCGCATTTACGGCACCATGACCGACCCGACCGGGTTTAGCGTCCCCGGGGCGATGATAGAGCTGCGGGCAATCAAGAGTCAGATGGAGTCTCTCTATGGCTCTACCGTTACCATCAAGTGCGATGCGGTTGGCATCTATGACTTTAAGCTCGCCCCTGGCACCTACGATGTCTATGCCCAGAATGATCGCTGTGGCGACATGGACTATCTGGGGATTGGCAAGGTCTCCTCCAGCACCCCGCCAGGGCCACTGAACGCCATTTTGGTTGATGGGGGGATCGACCTCACACCCCCGATGCTGGATGCCGCCATTGAGGCCAGGGATGCGGCCCAATTGGCTAAGCAGCAAGCCGCTGCATCAGCCAAGAGTGCTGATGAGTTTCAAAAGTCGGCTGGCCTAAGCGCAGAAACAGCGCAACACAGCGCTGGGGTGACCGCAACAGATCGTGCTGCGGCAGCTGCATCTGCTGGAATGGCTTCTGCTTCGGCAGGAGAGGCTGCATCCGCAAAAGAAGGTGCTGCTGAGGCGGCAAGGGTGGCAGGAGAGCACCGAGCAGCCAGTGAGCAGCATGCCACTACTGCTGCTGCTGATGCCAATCGTGCAGAGCTGGCGAAGAGTGGTAGCGAACAAGCCTCTTCCGACGCGGCACTCTCGGCGGGCATAGCCAGCCAGAAAGAGGCATCCGCGGTTGCATCGGCTGCCGCAGCCGGGCAAAGCGCTGTACTTTCAGAGCAGCACAGCACGGCGGCGGGTAACAGCGCAACGTTGGCTGGCGATGAGGCCGCCAAGGCAAAGGTGAAGGCTGATAGCGCGATTGCCACCGAGCAGCGGATCCAGCTGGCTGCAGCAGGCCAGCTGGATAGTATCGCAACAGAGGGGGCCAAGCAGATCGCTTTGGCCAAATCGCATGCCGACACGGCTGCCCTTAGCGAACAAGCCAGTAGCGAATCTGCCACTCGCTCCGAGTCAGCTGCCCAGCGAGCAGAGGAATTGGTTGACCAGGCTACGGGCGGCGCCTTGCTGAAAGACCAGAACTTGGGGGATGTGCCAAACAAAGAGGCTGCGCGGACGCACCTTGATGTGCCGTCTAAAAGCCAGCTTGATCAAGCGGTCAGCGAAGCGATAGGCGGTGTGACGCCAGCCAGTATCGGTGCCAGGCCCGCTTCATGGACACCTACTGCGTCCGATGTGGGGGCAAGGGAGGACACATGGTTGCCGAGCCTTGAGGAGATAGGTGCTGCATCAAGCGGCTCGGTTACTGCATTGCAGCCAGCTGGGTCCGCATCGTTCGTTTACGCGGATGGTCTGCTGATGCAGATGACCGAGCAACTACCGACCGGCGCCAGGGTGACAGCCTACAGCTACATCGAGGGTCAGCTGACTAAAGCGGTGGAGACGCTGGGGCTGCGTGTTAGAACCACCACATACACCTATCAGGCCGGCATTCTGACCGGCTACACAACAGAAGAGGCGGTTACATGAGCGCGTTAGATCCTGTTATCTTGGCAAAGTTGACGGCTGTTGCAGATGCTATCGCCGCCACTACGGATCCGCTTCCGCCGCTCGGTCGCATTGTGGAATGGCCTGATGGACAGATTGAGATCAAGGTTGGCAGCGCGACGTACCTGAGATCCGGTGCGCTGAAGGATCTCGGTGCGGCAGCAGGCGACTACCCTGAAACCCTGGCTGCACTGTGCCCCGTGGGCGCCATGTCAACTGTATTCCCTTCATCTGAGTTTTCAGCAACGTCGGTCGCCTGCTCCGATGATACCGTCGTATTCACTCGCAACGCGGCGACCGGACAGTTGTATGTCGCGCGGCGCGCCAGCGGGTTCACGTTTGAAGTCATGTCGTTGCCCATGTCGGGAGACTACCGGGCGTCATATGTCAACGGCGTGTGGTTTTTCCTTCCGTCGTATTCTGGGTCGATGATCGTCTCAGAGGATGACCTTGCGACGTTTAGGGCCATCTCGACTGTGTCGTATGCTCGGCGTGTGCGGTGGGTATCAAGCGTGGCTGGTTATTTCCTAGTGCTATCCAGCGCCTCAAGCTCCATCTCTGAAGCCGCTATCCACTCGTTCACAAACGGCGTTGTCGGGGGAGCCTCCATTCAATCACTGGGGACAACCTATGTCTTAGACATAGTTTGGTCCGATGCTGCCAAGATGTTTTTCTTCATCCGGGGCGGCGCCACAATGCAGAAGGCGACGGCGCTGTCAGGGACGAAAACGAATGTTGTACCGGTGCCCGCTCAACTTGGGTCGCAGCAAGTCGCGTACCCCCTGCTAAACGAGATGGCCGGGTGGTCATATGCGGCGCTTTTTGGCGGCAAGCTGATCTACCCACTGCCGGGTGCCGGCGTTGTCAAACTAGATCCTGAGACGTCAGAAGCGTCGCTTCTGATTGCGTCATCGGGCTTTAATGGTCTGTCGCGTATTTGGACAACGCCGGACGGCAAATGGCTACTTGCTACCGGGGCACCAGGGGCATCTGCGGCGGTCTATCGATTCGCATCGCTAACTGACCAGCTGGTGTGGGCTACTGCAGATACATCCAACCACGTGGTTATTAGTCGTAAAATCTGGGCCGCCGTACCAACGTCGGGGCAGGGGCTCGCCGGGTTCTCATATGTGTTTTTCGTCGGCGCCAGAACATACACACAATACAAATATGTGAGGATCGCATGACGATTATCGTGATTGATGGCCCAGGGGCTTATCGCCCCACCACCGGTACCTTGGAAGAAATCATCGCCGCCAAGGTTCTCGAAATAAAAGCCGAGGCAGAGCGCCGTATCATGGCGTTAGACTGGCGCCTGCAGAGAGCCCAGGAACTCGAGCAGCTTGGTGAGGCAGGCCTCGAGACGGTAGCTGATGTGTTGGCGCTGCGCGAGCAGATCCGGCAAGCCAGCAATGCCGCCGAGCTGGCTGTTGCAACTCTGATCAGCGCAGAAGAGGCGCTAGCATTTACTTGGTAGCCTACCAGCGTTAGGATATCTCCATCATGGCCCTGCTCTAACGAGTGGGGCTTTTTTGTTTCTGCTCGCCGGAGAGTATGATGCCACTTATCGATATTGTGACCATGCGGGGCATGATACCGCGCGTGGCTCGTCAGCTATTGCCAGATGATGCTGCAGCGCTGGCACAGGATTGTTCATTCGACCGAGGGGTTATCGCCCCATTGCGTAACGATCTCAGCGTCGGCGTGCAGTTCTCCTTTACACCAAAAACCATTTTCCATTACTACGGCGACTTCTGGTTTGCCTGGGGCGGATTGGTGGACGTCATGCGCTCGCCAATCGCACAAGATCAGTACAACCGAGTTTATTTCACGGATGGTGCTTATCCGAAGCTGACATATGACGCGATCGCTACTGGCGGTAGCAACAAGCCAACTGCCTGGTACCGCCTTGGTGTGCCGGCGCCGACAACCCCACCAGGGGTGCAGTCAATAACCCCTCCATCGGGCGGCAAGGATGACGACCCTACCGATGATGAAACCCGGTTTTATGTCGAGACTTATGTCACAGGCTTGGGGGAGGAAGGCGCTCCAGGCCCTGCCAGCGGCAAAGCCACCATTACCTTTCCTGGCTCCACCGTCTCCGTGTCACTCTCGCCAGCACCAACCAACAACAGCAACGTGACTCGCAGGCGTCTGTACCGGTCAGTATCCGGCTCTGGGCTAGCTGATTACCTGCTGGTTGCCGACTTGCCGATATCGACAGTGGTGTATAGCGATAGCAAGAAGGATGGCGAGCTGGGCCCTGTACTTGAAACCTATGGTTACACCATGCCGCCAGACCGGATGCGGGGCATCTGCCAGATGGCGAACGGAATATGTGCAGGGTTCGTCGGCAATACCGTGCTGTTCTCCGAGCCATACCTGCCCTATGCATGGCCTGAAAAGTACAAGTTGACCACTGAGCATGACATTGTGGCTATTGCGGCAATCGATACCGCTCTGGTTGTAGGCACCAAGGGTTATCCCTATCTGTTTCAAGGTGCATCCCCCTCATCCATCACTGGCCAAAAGCTCTCGTCAGTGCAGCAGGCGTGCGTGAGCGCTCGTTCCATGGTGGCACTCGATGGGTTGGTGCTGTATGCCTCCCCGGATGGTCTGGTTGGTGTGGGGGCAGATGGTGGCCATCTGGTGACAGAAAGCTTGATGACGCGTGAACAGTGGCAGGGGCTGCGGCCAGAGACCATGAGGGCTTGGTACAGCGAAGGCAAGTATGTCGCACTGACTGATAGCCATGGCTTTGTATTCGACCCAAAATCTGGCGATTTTCGTTGGTTGTCAGGGCGATGGGATGCTGCCGTCCCAGACATGCAGATGGATGCGCTGATGATCGCCAAAGGGACAGAGCTCTTTAAGTGGCGCGGGGGAAGCGCGGCGCTGACGATGCAATGGCGGTCAAAGCAGTTTGTCCTGCCAAGATGGCAACGCATCAGTTGCGCCAAGGTGACCGCAGATGACATCACCCTGGTGGGGGTCGCCCTGAGAGTTGACGGTGATGAGGTGTTCAGATTGCCGATTGGGCAGGTTCCCCAAACCGGCTTTCGTCTGCCGCCACTGCGTGGTGAACGCTGGCAGATTGAGGTGGAGGGCCGTAGCGTGGTGGGGCGCATCACCCTTGGCAGTAGCATGGCGGAGGTGTCGCTGCAATGAATAAGGCCACGTTTCGGGCTAGCAGCACCCAGCAGGGGCTGACTGAAAACATGCAGATCCTGACTGGTCAGAAAGGTGATCGGCTGGATAAGGCGCTGACGCTGCGAGAGGCTGCCGCCATTGGCATGGTTAACCTTCGTCGAAACGGTAATGGGGATATTGTCCCTGAGCTACCGTCAGACAAGCCAACCGATCCGGAGTGGTCTGGAGTTCAGACACCTACTGCCCCTGTGAATGTAACCGCAGACGGGGCCTTTCATACCATCACTCTCACATGGGAACCGCCATCCTACAAAGGGCATGCTTTCGCAGAAATATGGCGAGCCAGTAAGAACAACGTATCAACCGCGGTGCGCGTAGGTACAACGCTGGCCAACATTTATTCCGATTCAGTAGGTAAGGGGTTTAAGGCTTACTACTGGGTCAGGTTTGTCAACAAGAACGCAATAGAGGGGCCATATCACAGTGCAGTCGGTCTTTATGCCGAAACCAGCAAAGATATTCAGGACATCATTGATGAGCTGGATGGGCAAATAAAGATCAGCCACTTTGACACGTGGTTAAGGCAGGATTATGAGGGTGTAAAGGAAACAGCGGCCAGCCTGGAGGGCGGCGTTGGCAGTATGTGGGCAGTTAAAACCAGTGCCGGCCAGATTAAGTCAGGCATCGGATTGGTGGCTAAATCAGACGGCACGAGCCAGGTATTTCTCGCCGCTAGCCAAGTTTTTGTTTATGACCCAAACAACCCAAATGGCAGTACTGCTCCAATGTTCGCCATCGATCAGGGCAAGGCGGTCATCCAAGAGGCGCTAATCAAAAAGGCAACAATCCAGATCCTGAACTCCGAGAAGATCACCGCTGACTACATCAAGGCCGGCGTCAGTATCAGCGCACCTCTGATTACCGGAGGCGTGCTAGATATGGGGAATGCATATTTCTCAGATGGTAACGCGGCTTTTGGTTATGGTGGACCATACCAAGCATGGGGGAAAGGATGGAACACAGTCATTTATGCTGATGGCACCATATATACCAATCGCCTCAAAGCATCAGGAGTATTTGTTGAGACGCTCAACATTCGTGGAGATGCCGTCACCGTCCCATTGTTTTACGAAGTTTCTGTTGCCATCAACATCCCTGCAAATACTCCGCCATTAGGAATTGGCTGCAGAATTAATAGCGTGATATTTAACGAGTCTGCTAAGTGTATGGTTGTTTATACCGGGCTCGCGCAGGGTAACGGCTACACAAACCTTGGCTTGAATCTTGAGGTATATAACTCAAGTGGTGGGCTTGTCTTTTCAAAATATCAAGCAATTAGTGTTGGCAATGGAGGAAGCTCATCAGGTGTTTTTACCACCTCATTCACTGTGGGGCCTGGCACATATAGCATAGAAGTCAAAGCTGGCAATGATTGGCCTGATGGGAACTATGACCTGCGGCATGCGTCAATGATGGTAATCGGGGTTAAGCGATGAGATTTGGTGTATTCGATTTAAAAGATGGGCGACTTAAAGCAGTAGGCGATATCCCTGCTGGAGCTAGACCGGAAATTGAGTTTGGCGTGATGGTAAGTGGTGATTTTACTATTGGAAGGCACTATTTGAATCACGCTGGCGTGGTATGTGATGCAGGAGCCCCACCAGGAGAACACTATATTCAGGCTGGTGTAAATGGGTGGGTTATTGATGTAGAGATCTCATCTGCGAGGGTGAGAGCTCAAAGGGATATGTTACTCAGTCAGAGTGATTGGGTGGAACTGCCAAGCAATCGGGAGCGTATGACAGATTCGCAATTGGTGGACTGGTCTTGCTACCGGCAAGCGCTGAGAGATATCACCAATCAACCATTATTTCCGGAGGTCGTATGGCCAGTGCGGCCAGCATAGCCATTGTCAGAATTGCCTCAGATGCTGGTAACCCAAACCTGCCATCAGAACTGCAAGATGCCATCCGTAACCGGGTGGCGTTTTTGTTTGTGCGTGGTGATGACGGGTTCGTCTTGAAGCCGGCCTGCGAGCGGGGCACCACCGGCGTACTGGTGTGGGTTGGGTGGGGTGATGGCGGAGCCCCGGAGCGGCACCTACCGGAAGTTAAGCGGTTGGCTCGCCTGATAGGAGCCCGCTGGCTTCGCTTCCATTCAGCCCGTAAGGGGTGGCTGCGGGTAGCGCCGAAAATGGGGTGGGTGCGCCAGCAAGATGATGCTGACGGCATGTTTGTTTTCCAGTTGACGTTATGAGGTTTGGCCATGGGGAAGGGTGGTGGTTCTAACGAGATAAAAGAGACCGAGGCGCAGAAAGCCGCGGCCGAGGTAGCCAATGAACAGTGGGGGATCTACAAGAATGACCTGCAGAAATATGAAGATATCTTCATGGACAAGGTCGGTGACTTAAACAGTGCTCAGCAATTCGATGGCATCGAAGGCACTGCGGCCCTTGGGACTGCGCAGGCATTTGGTGAGGCTCGTGCTGGGCTGGCAGATAGTTTTGCTGCGGGTGGGATCGATCCATCGAGTGGCAGGTATCAGTCAGCGATGCAGGATCTCGAAACAGATCAAGCGCAGAGCCAAACCGATACAACGAACCGCGCGCAATCAAGCCAGCAAGACCGGTTTGTGGCAGGGCTTAAGGATGTTGTGAGTATCGGAGCTGGCCAGAAAGCAGAGGCATTAGCTGGGATGGGGGATGTGGCAAACACGAGCTTACGAAAAACAGTGAGTGATGCTCAGGCTTCATTTCAAGGAAAGCAAGCAACGGCAGGAATGGTTGGCACTGTTGCGGGCGCGGGCGCGGCATACGGATTGAAGCAGGCAAAATACACCGACCAAGATTTCAATCTTGACGCCCAACGGGCCCAGGATCGTGGTGCATTTACTGGTTCATCCACTTTGGGGCTGCTTAAAAAGTAGGTTTTCTGTATCTCGAGGAGTCAATTATGGCGGCAGCATTTGGTGGTGGGAGTGGGGGGAGCAACCATACCACGGGGGCATCCCAGGCAGGAGGTCAAGCTGGTGTTGGAGGGGTAACCACACCAGTCATCCCCAAAAAAAGTGAGAAGGCATCCGACATCTATGCCGGTGTGACAAGAGAACAATATCAAGACTGGAAAACTCGCTTCTACCCCAAGCAGAAGGAGTTGATGGAGTTGGCCACCAACGGCCAGCTACTGAGAGATCAGCTTGGTCGCGTGGACCAGAACAACCAGCACGCTCTTGCTGCAGCCAGGCAAGCTACGGACAACCGAATGGCGCGGATGGGGGTTTCAACCAGCCACAGCGTCAATGACAACAGCCAGGGTTTGCGCATGGCCCTGATGACCGCAGGAACGGAGAACGGGCTTCGCGAGCAAGAGCAGGCACGCCAACTGGGGATCTTGACTGGTGCTGATGCCGGTCTTCGTGAGGCAATTAATACCAGCAGGGGGATGTGATGGGATACGGGCTATTAGATATTGGTGCAAAAACTCGGCAGGAAAGTCTGGCCGGACTAAAAGAGGCGGCAGAACGAGAAGAACAAATCGAGTCTGCCAACAAGCAGCTGAAAGCAGCACAAAAGCAACAAACTATGAGTGGTGTTGGTGCTGGGGCAGCTACGGGGGCCATGATCGGTGCGCAGTATGGTTCGGTCGGTGGGCCTTGGGGGGCGGTGATAGGGGCTGGCGTAGGTTTTCTGGCGAGTCGCTTATTTTAAAGGAGCAGGAGATGGGCGTATCAGGGTTGGCAGAAGGGTTCCTGGCTGGTTTCAATACAATGGACCGTTATCAGCGCGGCCAGAAGGAAGATGAGCGAATGGATCGGGCCATGAGCCTGCGCGATGCCATGTGGCAAAGCGAGCTGGATCGACAGAAAGTGGCCGACGAGCGTTACCAGAGTGAGCGGGAGTACAACATGGGGCGTGATAAGCTGGCTGATGCCCGTTATGACCGACAGTTCGCCCTGACAGAGAGGCAGGTAAAGTCGTCAGAGGCGCGCGCCAGCGCTGCGGAACGTCGCGCTGCGGCCCAGGATGCCCGCCAACAGCAGGAGTATGAGTGGCAAAAAGAGCTGCGTGGTCAGCAGCTTTACCAACAGGAGAATATGCCGATCATCCAGTCTGGTTGGCAATCCGTGTCAGAGGGTAAAGACCCGGGCCAGCAGTTCTGGAATGTGGTGCGAGACCCGCGAGCCAAGTCATTCAACCCGGAACGCTACCTGCAGCAGGATTATGCCGACGCCGGTAAGACCTTTGTCACCTATGCCGGTAACCTGGTGCGACAGGCCCAGGAAGGCAAGCTTGATCCAACCACGCCTGAGGGGCACGCTGCGGTCAATAACCCGCAGTTCATCAAGGCAGCCGGCACACTCTATCAGGACGAGGTAAACAAGGGGGTAGGCGACATTGACCCGGAGAGCGGCAAGACCATCACCAGCAAGCAGCTGAACAACATCATGATCACCCCTGATGGGCGTGGGGTGGTGCTGGGGGTGGAGGTCACTTATGACGATGGCAGTAAGGCCGTTCGCCCTGTCACCAACAACCGTACTGCGGCGCCGGATGATCACCCCAAGGTCATCCCCATCAACGATTTCTTAAAGCCTGCGTACCAGCGGGCGGCCCTGGCCAAGCACATGATCGGCAGTGCTGACCAGTTGCGGACTTCTCTCGGTTTGACGGCTGGTCCAGACCAGGGTGGCTACAAGAAGGCGGTCACCGAGCTGGAGAAGCAGCACGGCCAGAACCGGGCGCGCATCTCTGCCAGCACCGCAGAGGATAAAGACCTGCAGCTGGATGCGCTGGACGCCCAGCTGGAACAGAGCAAGGTAGCCCTGGCTGAAACCTATGGCATGACCAGTAAAACAGATGAACCAAAGCAGGAGGCTCCTCTCAAAGAGTGGTCTGCTGGTGATCCTGAGCGACTACTCTTCATCAAGGAGATGAATCAGCGCGGTAAGCTAGGCGCCATAATGGATGACCCAGTAACAATGAACACGTCTTTCAGGTTGTGGAGCCAAGATGAAGCCAAGAAAAAAACAGAGAAACAGGCGGCAGTAACAGCTGGACGATTGCGAGATGCCTACCAGTCGATGAGCCTGGCGCAGGCCCGCCGCTAGTTGCCTTTCAACCACCCCAGCGTTAGCATCTCCCCATAGTCGGTCAGTCTGCATGCTGGCCACCCCACCCAATAAAGCCCTGATCGGTTCGCCGGTCGGGGCTTTTCTTTTGCCAGAAACCCGAGGGCACCATGGACAATCCTGGACTGCGCGACGTATTGCCACAGCCGAAACTATCTGACACCCGCACGGAACAGTTTTGGAATGACTTTGATAGTAACCTTTCTGCCGCAATGGCTACGCAACAACAGCCAGCCACATCCACTACAACCAAGCGTGACCTTGATGTCGGTCTGGGCGATGTGGCGCGCGGGGTGGGGGCGGGCGCACTGGATCTGGTCGGCGGCATTGGCGAGCTGGCACGGCAGGCCAGCAACTTCGGCAAGGAGAACGCTGGTAAGCAGGGTGGTGACTACCTGGAGCAGGCCCGCGCCAAGATGGCCAACAAGCTGAGCCCCGTACTGGATATGGTGGCCGGCGCCGGCGATCTGGCTACATCAGGGGCTGAGTCACTGACCGAGGGGATGAGCGCGGATGCCAAGGAGGCCATGAGACGCCGGCTGGTTGATGAAACGCCGGAAGGGCGTTTGACCCTGGGGGATGGTGCGGGAGATATCGATGTCTGGGCCATGAAAATGGCGCAGGGTGTCGGCTCCATACTGCCGACCTTGATGGCTGGCGGCGTCACAGGTGTGGCTGCCAAAGCCTCTATTGGCCGCGCCGTCACCGCCTCCATGGTAAAGCGTGGCGCGACCCAGGAGGTAGCCGAAGCGGTTGCCGCCAAGGCCGTTTCCAAGATCGCCACCGGCGCCGCAGTGGCAACGGGGGCGACCGGATCGGTGGGCAGTGCTGGGGTGAACACCCGCGATACCGTGCTGGGGATGAGCTTTGATGAGCTGGCCGCCAGTGACACCTTCCGCCAGTCATTCACACGCATCGACCAGGATCAGCAGACTCAGCACCTCTCCGATGAGGAGAAGCTGGGGCTGGCCAGGGAAGAGACGGCCAATCTGGCCAGCCGAGCTACCATGAGCGACGCCAAGGTGTGGGGGGCCGCCGCCATGGGCTCCATGATGGGCGACGCCATGCTGTTCAAGATGCTGGCTGGCAAGGCCGCAACTGGCGGCGTGCTGAAAGGTGTCGCCAAGGGGGCGGCAGGTGAGGGTATCAGCGAAACCCTGGAGGAGGGGGTGCAGCAATACGCCGTCAACGAATCCCTCAACGAGGTGGCCGCCGCTGATATCGACCCCATGAAAGGGGTTGTGTCCAGTGCGCTGGAAGGCGGCTTGATTGGCATGGGGACCGGTGGCGCGTTGGGTGGTATCGGTGGCCTGCGCGGCGGTAAGCCACAAGCTGATGGTGAAAGTAGCGACCTGGCGGCCACTTCCACGGTGGAAGAGGTGGCGCCCGTTGAGCAGGGTGAACCAGTGCCGGCTGATACGGTTTCCGCTCAGGAGGAGCCGGGTCTGACCCCTGCTGTCGATACTGTTGCTGAACCGGTGATGCCTGTCGGTGAGCAAAACCCGCTTGGCCCCAGCGCCAGCCGGTTTGACGAGATGCGTGATGTGCCAGCCTATTTGCGTCGCGACGATACCGCTAGTCATTTCAAAGGCGTATCAGAGAATGACCAGGCGCAGGAGGCGCTTGCCGGATCCCAGGCTTCTGCCGCTGACGATCTTCTCTCGCAGGCCACGCCTCAGCAGGATGAGGCGATCGTCGATCCCGTGATGGTGACGCGGCTGCCGTCCCCCACCGAAGATGTGGTGGAGGCACCATTGGCGCAGTCAACCGATCTCCCGGCACTGGATGCAATTGTTGGCCAACTCCAGACTCTCCGCATCACCCGCAGAGGCAAGCCGTTTGCCAGCGAGAAAGAGGCCGCTATGGCCAGCCGCAAGGGCAAGGAGATGCCGGTGCCGCTCAATGGTGGCGGCTTTGGTGTGGCCGAGATCGCCGAAGTGGAGCGGGTACAGGCGGCCACAACCACGCAACCCAGCCCCCCACCGCTCGGTGACACAGGTATGGCCGACTCGAGTCAACCTTCTGACCTGTCAGCGGCAAGCACAACCGCTGAAACAGTTCCGTCCCAGCCCGCACCAGCCGGCGATATCAGCCAACTCGCGCCAGCAATCGATACCGGATACCGCGAGGTGATCCCCACGAACCAACCGCAAGCAGAGGTGAGCAATGAGCCAGTTACCCCAGTACCTGCAATCGGCAGTGAACGACAAGGTGATCAGCCTGTCACAGGCAAACCAGCTGCAGCAGGCGCTGAACCAGCCATTACCGGGATCACGGAGGGAGCTGGAGCCGGAGATCGGGCAGATCTCCTTGCTTCTCCACCTGTACCTGATGGACAGCAGCAGAATGACCAAGCACTGACAGCCCCGGCCACTGATGCCGGGGTTGTTGTTTCTGAGGTGATGCAGCCTGAGCCCGCTGTGCAGGAGCCTGCCGCCGCGCCAACGCCGTGGGCGGAAGCCATCGATAACCCTGATGGCACCATCACCCTGAAAGGCGAGATGCCGCTGATCAAGCAGTGGGCCAAGGATAGCGGCGTGAAGGCGATCCCAGGCAAGGGCGGTATGGTGGTGGCCAAGTCATCGGCGGCCAAGGTGCGGGGGTACGTGTCGCCTGCCGCCAGTGAGCCGGCGCAGCAGATCGAAGCTGCTCGCGCAGAGGTGGCGCCGGATCCCACCGAGGCGCAAAAGGAGGCGGGCAACTACAAGAAGGGTCACCTCACGCTGCAGGGGATGGACATCGCGCTGGAGAACCCCAAGGGATCCACTCGCTCCGGTACCGATCAGGATGGCAAGGCCTGGCAATCGACCATGGCCCACGACTACGGCTACATCAAGCGCACCTTGGGGGCGGACGGCGATCACGTCGATGTGTTCATCGGTGACCAGCCAGACAGCGAAACCGTCTATGTGGTGGATCAGGTAGACCCCAAGACCGGTAAGTTTGACGAGCACAAGGTGATGATGGGCTTTTCCGACGAGCAGGCAGCCCGGGCCGGATACCTGGCCAACTATGAAAAGGACTGGAAGGGGCTCGGCACTATCAAGGCGATGCCGGTGGAAGAGTTCAAGCGCTGGGTTAAGGAGGGGGATACCACCAAGCCGATTGCTGATGCTGCGCCAGCTCAGGAGGAAGGGCGGGGCAATGCGCAGGATGATAAGCCAGTGAAGGTGCCGGAGCGCGCCATCTCCTTCTCCAAGCAGGCTATGGCGCAGGGTGATAAGCCGGCCAAGGCGCTGACCCGTAAAGAAGCGGAACTGGTCACCAAGGGGTGGTTCAAGCAGTACCGGGGAGCCAGCGGCATTGATGTGCAGATCCATGCCACCCAGGTAGAGCTGGAGACGGCGCTGGGGCTGGCCGCCAAAGATGGCTTGATCCGCCGCGCCGCCTTCGATGACGATACCGGCACCCTGCATGTGGCCGCCGACACCATTGCCAACCCCAAGCGGATGCGCGAGATCCTGCGCCATGAGGTGCTGGCCCACTATGGCTTGGCCAATGTGCTGGGCGATGGCGAGTACACCAAGCTGATCAGCCGCCTCATCAAGTCGAAGAAAGACCTCAGCATGAAGCCGGTGTGGGACTGGGTGAGCACCCATTATGCCGACGAAGATATCGGGGTGCAGGCCGAGGAGGTGGTAGCCCACCTTGCCGAACTGGAGATGGGATCTTGGGGCCGGGGGTGGGATCGGGTTGTGGCCTGGGTCACCCGGGCGCTGCGCGCCGTTGGGTTTGTGCCTGATGGCATTACTGCAGCTGAGACTCGCACTCTGATCGAGGGGCTGGGCAAGAAAATGCGGCGAGCTGATGGGGGTATGGTCACAGCAGAAGGGGACCGCCTGTGGTTCAGCGCCGAGCGCTCCCCTTGGGGTAAGGATTTTCCGGAGGTTATTTTGCACGGGCGTCTTGCCGATGCTACCGGCCATCCAGACTACGCTGCCGCCAAAGGCGGGGATGATGCCGCAGCGAGGCGGCTGGTCAGCGACGTACTCTCGCCTGATGCCATAAGGCAACTCAAGAAGGTGATTGGCAACCGTGAAGCGATTGCATTGGGGGTGCATGCCGAGGAGGCGGTGAGCCGCAACGCGATCCCTCAAGCTATGGCTGATGTGCTAGGTAAGGTACTGGGAATTGAAGTGAGTGTTGATATTGTACAAGCCGCAAAGGTTGGGCGGACAGCTCAGGATGGGTTTGGCCGGTTGGCGAATCAGCCGAGTTTCGATGGGGTAGTCAGAACCGACAAGCCCTATCTGATCATGGATGATACCTTGACCCAAGGCGGCACCCTGGCAAACCTCAAGGGCTACATCGAGAACCGCGGCGGGGAGGTGCTTGCCGCGACAGCATTGACCGGAAAGCAATATTCCGCCAAAATTGCGATTGATAGCTCAACCCTTGAGCAACTTCGAGATCAGTATGACGGCACAGGCCTTGAAGCGTGGTGGCACAACCGATTTGGATACGGCTTTGACTCCCTCACCGAGTCCGAAGGCCGATACCTCCTTCGTGCCAAGGATGCTGACAAAGTCCGAGATCGAGTCACTGCGGCAGGATATGCGGCGCCGGCACGAGGCGAACATGAAAGCGCTCGAGACGATGGATCTCTCCCACCTGATGGTCTGAAGTTCAGCCAATCCAATACCGCAGCCGACGACGCGCTGCAAAAACTCAACCTTGGCCCCAAGCCAGACATCATCGACAAGACCAAAACCAACCTGGACAAGCTGCGCAAGGTAGAGCGGAGCGTGGTCAAGTCGTGGGTGGATCGCTTCATCAAGAAAGCCAACACCGAAGTGCTCGATGCCCTGGCCCCCATCAAGTACGCCGAGGATGCGGCCGGCATTACCGATGCCGCCGACTCCGGCTATGTGGCGGCACGGATGGCCACCGGGGCGGCCTCCACCATGCAGGCCACCATGCTCTACGGCTTGCCGGAATGGAAGGATGGGGTGATCCAGAAGAAGGCTGGCACCGGCGAGAAAGACGCGTTGCTGGGCATTTTCTCCGATCTGGGTGCCGATCTGCATAACTGGCTTGGCTGGATGGCCGGCTACCGGGCGGAACTGCTGATGGAACAGGGGCGTGAGAACCTGCTGAGCGAGCAGGACATCGCAGCGCTGAAAGGGCTTGGCAAGGGTAAAGAGGCCAAGTTCATGGAGGCCAAGGCCCGCTGGAACCGCCTTAACGCGGCCACCCTGGACCTTGCCCAGGAGGCTGGCCTGTTTACCAAGGAGGCGCGGGCCGAGTTTGAAAATGAGTGGTACATCCCGTTCTTCCGTGAATCCGATGACGGCGACGTGATCGCCCCCTTCAAGCCGAAGGGGATTGCCAACCAGAATGCCGGTATCAAGAAGCTCAAGGGCGGCGAGGCCAATACCAACGACCTGCTCGAGAACATCTTCACCTCCACTTCCAAGCTGATCGACGCCTCCATGAAGAACATGGCAGCCCAGAAGACCGTCTGGAACCTGGCCGACACAGGCATCATTGAGGTGGTCGCCAAGCCAAACATGATGGACTGGCGGGCGCTCAAGAACGGTAAGGACCTGATTACCGTCAAGCTGGAGGGGGAGGACTACATGATCCGGGTCGATGATCCTGACCTCTACCGCGCCATGACCTTCTTCGATCGCCAGCCGTTCGGCACCATGGTTAATGTGGCAGCCAAAGCCAAGCGCCTGCTGACAGCCGGGGTGACCGCCTCGCCGGAGTTCATGCTGCGCAACTTCTTGCGCGACTCGCTCTCCAGCTGGGCAATCAGCAAGGACGGCTTCAAGCCGGTGATCGACTCCATCAAGGGGGTGAAGAAGACGCTGGCCATGGAGGGGAGCACCATTGATGTGATGTTCAGTGGCGCCAGCTTCCTTGGTGGCTATGTCAACGGCAACGACCCGACGGCAATGGCCGACTCGGTGCGCAAGTCGCTGCGCCGCAAGGGGATGACGCCGGAGCAGATCTCCAAGTATGAAAAATCCATCGTGCGCAATGCAGCCCAGGTGAAGGGGGTCGTGGCCGATGTGTGGGACAAATACAGCCGCTATGGAGAAGCGCTTGAGAACGCCAACCGTGAGGCGGTATATGCGGCGGCGATCAAGGCAGGCAAGAGCCACGCCCAGGCGGCGTTCGAGTCGAAGGACTTGATGGACTTCTCGATGCTTGGGGCCGCCCGCTTCATTCAGGGGGCTTCCATGGTGCTGCCGTTCTTCAACGCCCGCATCCAGGGGCTTGGCAAGTTGAGCCGCGAGCTACGTGACAACCCGCGAGAAATTGCCAAGCGAGCCGGCATGATCACCGCCATGTCGCTCGGCCTACTGGCCGCCAACTGGGACGACGAGCGCTATGAAGAATTGCCGGACTGGGACAAGGACGCCAACTGGCACTTCTTCGTTGGTGATCAGCACATCCGGATCCCCAAGCCGTTCGAGATAGGGGTGATGTTCGGCACCATCCCTGAGCGGATGGTGCGCGCCATGGGTGGCAAAGACACCGGCGCCCAGCTCGGCAAGGCAGTGGCCAGGGCGATCGGAGAAACCTTTGCCCTCAACCCAACCCCGCAGATCGTCAAGCCGCTGGTAGAGGCTGCTTTCAACTATGACACCTTCAGTGGCGGCCCCATCGACGGCCCGCAGGATCTGGCTGTGATGGCAGAGGCTCGCTACGACGAGCAGACCAGTTTGCTGATGCGTGAGCTTGGCGAGCTATCTGGCTTCTCCCCCAAACAGCTTGAGCACTTGGTGATTGGCTATACCGGCACCATCGGCGGCTATGTGATGGCGACGGCTGACGGCCTGATCAGGGCGTCGCGCCCGGGTGAGTCGGCCAGCTGGCGGGCAGATGAGATCCCGCTGGTGAAAGCCGTATACCGCGGCACCGGCCCGGCCAAGTCCACCCAGCACATGGAGGAGTTCTACCGGATGCTGAGCGAGGTGAACCAGCTCAAGCGGACCGTAGACCAGTACCGTAGTGAAGGGCTGGACGATAAGGCAAATGAGCTGCTCGATGAGCAGGGCGGGATCTTGAAGGCGCGCCGCAGTCTTAGCCGCACGCAGCAGCAGGTGAGGGTGGTACGCAACAAGATTGAGCTGATCCAGCGCGACCGCACCATGAACGCAGAGGAGAAGCGCCGGCGCATTGATGAGCTATTGGCCCGCCGCAATGACCTGGTGTATCAGGCGGTTAACAAGAACAGGGTGAACTGGGAGTAAGTGGAATTGCGGCCCTGGCTGAGCCTCTGCGAAGGGGTTAAGCTGGGGCACTTAACCAGTGAGGACCCTGACCATGTGGATACTGTTTGCATTGATAATGATGGTGGTGTCGCTCAAGGCGTTCAGCTTTAGCTTTACCCTGGCGCTGATACCCTTTGCTGTCGGGTGCTGGTGTTTTAGCAAATCCAGCCGGAGCGATCTGGATGACTTTATGGCATTCAGCTTCTTCTTTGTCCTGGTTGGGTTTGCTATTGCGGCGCTTGATCAGTTGTTTTAGCTTTTTATGATTACCTACCTTCCTTTGAGCAATGAAAACAACCCTATAATCCCAAATGCAGAAAATAAAGCCACACCAGGTAGTGCAACTGCAAGTGATGCAACCCAGTGCCAGCCAAGACCGTAAAGAGCACCAAAAAATACGGCAATTGGTATTATCGGATCCATTCTAAAGAGTAATATTACGATTATTGTCAGAGTGGCGTAACCATACCCAATGAAATATGAAATGCCGACAAAACCAAGGTATAGATAAGCAATGGCGGCTAGAATTGCACCACCCATAGCCAAAGCTGGCGCTATTGAAATTGCTTTTTTCAGAAGTGCTTTCGCTATGGTGCCCACCATTTTGGCTAAATAAATAGTGATGAACGCTAATGAAACAAAGCTAACAATATAGATTGGTAGCTCTTCATTATTGGGCGCAATTGCATTGCACACATATGACACTACATATATAAATACAAATGGAGCCAAAATGAAAAGGATGGATAACAAACATCCGTACATATTTGCCTTTGCCTCTATGGCATCGGTATCATACTGCTCCTTGCTGTACCCTGGCAGTATGTCGCCCTCTCTTTGCTTAGCCATAGCGTTGCTGACGCTGCGCTTCCTTTCGCTCCCTTTTTTATACCTATTGTTGCCAACGAAGTCAGTAAGTGGGGCAGCTTGTTTTCGTTGCAGCGGAGTGTATGGAGTCTCGTGAGCGATTGGCGGTGATTTTTTAATTGTATTTGTCGGCAGTTGCGGTGGCGTAATTGAAGTATCACCATCTTTAGCATCTTTTATTTCTTCATACCACTCAAGAATATTTGGGAAGTCTTCAGCTAGATCATTGTATGATCGCCACACATCTATTCCGGCGCTCCATACCAAGACATCTTGCGCCAGCGCGCCGCTTAGCAACAACCGACTCAATTCATTATTACTCACCGGCCCAGTGGCCACGCCGTCATTTTCGTACCACCAGTGATTCATGCCTATCAAATTCCCTTATTATTTTTCATTTCTTTGGTTAGCGCCGCCAACATCTCTCTCATTTCTTTGAGGTAGTCAGTTATTGAATCTTCGTTGTAGCGGGGGTCGTTCTTGTCGATACCAGGATCTGTTATCTCTACAGATGCGATCATCCGTGGCGAACCAGGCCCGCCATTGAGCTCGGCAGCAAGGCTGGCGTCAATTGACTGCTGAAGGCGATGCACGATCTCGGCGTTCATGGACCTACCGCTAGCCTTAGCTAGTTCAGATATGGTGTCCCTCATGCCGTCAGGCAATCTCAACATGAATTTATCAGACGCTCTTCCTGTCGGTGCAGTGCTCTTTTTCATCATTACTTTCATTTGCTTATATAGGTCATATAAGCATACAGGCACCGTGACACACATCAATGGAGTCACCGTGACACAAAATCAATTGACCTGGTAGATCTCTAGATATACAGTGAATGAAGTCACGGTGACATAAATAAGCTGGAGGTACCAATGGAGCAAGATAAGATTAAAAATACATCACTGCGCTTACCGAACGAGATCCGCAAATGGTTGGGGCATCGCGCAGTTGAGAATGGCCGCAGCATCAACAGTGAGATTATGATGATTTTCAAGGAAATGATGAAGGAGGAGGAGCTGGGGAATGCCAGTAAGTAACGGAAAGAGTTCGGCCCAAGCGGCGGCAACCGCAAAGGCCGAGGGATGTAAACCAAACACGCAAATGATTGGAGTTACTGTATGACTATACAACAACAGTATCAGCAAACCAAAGTTTTGACAGGGCCGCAGAATTCCATGCCGGTGATTGCCGGAGTGGAGATCACCACTGACGAGGCGGGGCGGTTCAACCTGAACGCTTTGCATCAGGCTAGTGGCGGTGAGAAGAAGCGGGGCCCAAGCTACTGGTTGGCTCTGGATTCAACCAGAGAGTTGATTGCTGAGGTGGCGAAAACCACTAATACCGAGATCCCGGTATTCTCTAAAAGAGGCCTCAATGGAGGTACCTTCGCCCACGAGTTGCTGGCGATCTCCTATGCCGGCTGGATCAGCCCGGCTTTCCAGCTCCAGGTCAATCAGGCGTTCCTGGACTACCGCACAGGGAGGCTGGTGCCGGCCACCCCGCAATTGACCACCATCGAGATCTTGCAGATCGCCATGCAGTCAGAACAGGAGCGCCTGCGATTACTGACCGTTAACCAAGAGCTGGAGCAGAAGATCGAGACGGATGCTACGCTGGTTCGCTTCGCCAAGCAGGTGGAGGTAACTCCAGATGCCATCAGCGTGGCGCAAGCCGCCAAAATCATTGGCACCGGGCAGAAGCGCCTTTTTGCGTATTTGCGCCAGATTGGCTGGGTCAGCCGCAAAAATGAGCCCTACCAAGCCAAGATCGAGCAGGGGTTGATGGATGTGAAGATCAGCCCTTGGGAGCATCCGGAGTTTGGCCTGCAGAAGCGGTCAGTTGCATTGGTAACAGGGAAGGGGCTGTCAAAGTTGCAACAGCTGTGGGCAGTAGACCAGGGGAGGTTGCTGTCATGAGCGCAGCCCAACTGCAGGTGGAGCTGACAGCCTTGCTGAACAAGCTGGAAGGCATTGATATGAGCAGAGTTGAGTGGGCTGATATCACGGCGCGGATAGAACGGATGATGCCTGAACAGGCAGAGTAATAATGGTGGGGCTTCGGCCCCATTTTTGTTGACATCATGTCAGCGGCTGTCGTAATGTGCGCTGGCATCAAATGATGCCACTCGGATGAGTGGGTTTTTAAAACCATAACCTGGAAATTGCCTTTTCTGGTTATGGTAAGCAGTGCCTAATTTACTTAATTGTGGCGCCACCTGTGCGCCAACCGTGAACCATAACCTTTAATCAACTGCCTGCAAGTGGCCTATCCACACGCGGCGGTAACTTGTGTTATGGAGTTTTCACGATGACCATTCTTGCCAACATCTCCTCCCTCGAAGATATGCTCATTCCTATCGACCTGTCGCAGACTGAGCGCCGGCTTGCCGATGATCTGCTTGCTGCAATTCGCAGCGAAGCTATCCGACTCTCACGCCAAGAATTTCAGCATAGCAATTCAGCATCGACGCCAGATGTGGCTTTGGCAGCCGCGCCGCGCGGTTGATCAGCCCCATATGCTCATCATCTGACACGCTCCAATCCGGATCCGCCAGGATTGCCTGGACAGAGATCCCCATCGCCGTTGAAACCATCACGGCTTCGGCCAGACCCATGAAGTCGTCGTGGTGTGGCGAAAGCCATCTGCTGATGCTGGAACGGGGGATGGTGGTGAGCCTGCTGATCTTGGTCTGGCTGAGTTTTCGCTCAGCCATCAGCTTGCGTACTTTCTTCTTTGTGCGATGGACATACTCAAGGCTAGCGCCGGTCAGATACCGCTTCATGGATCTTCCTTATCTGTGGTGGCCAACCGTGCTCTAGATCAAGTTTTTATTGTTGTCCCAAATATGGGCCGCCTATGGTGCAAATGCTCAGTATTGGCACATAAGGGGCATGTAAATTGTAGGTTAAAAATAAGAAGTAGAACGCACAGAAGTCACCGCCAAATTACCAGTAACGACGGAGTGTAGTGGTTGTATGGCGAGCAATAGAGCATGGGACTGTTTTGAAACCAGTATGATGGAGCGAAGGAGGGGCAAAGAAAGGACTCCCACGATCCCGCAAAAAGTGGTAAATTCGCAGGCGCACTGTATGGGCATACAGTGCTTCACAGTCGAGAGACTGAGGGCGGATAAGCGGGGGGACCTGAACGGATGGATTCGCTAACTGAGCTTGAGCATTTTCTGGAAACATTGGATATGACGAAGGTGGAGGAAGAGAAGATCGCGCGCATTATTGAAAGACTTCGCGATGAGCTGAGCGCTGCTTCATAAGGATGCAGCCGGTTCAGATAGGCCCGCCATTGAGCGGGCTTTTCTATGCGCGATTTTTGGCGGTGAGTGGTGTTGGAAGGGGGATAAGAAAAAAGCCTGCATTTCTGCAGGCTTTCTAAGTCTTGGATCACTGGTGGATCATTTTGGTTCCTGTTTCAGGCCAGTCACTGTCGCGATGTTTTCGCTAAGTGGCTGTTTTACCTCGTTTTGTCCTACCGCTGTCCTAGTTAAATTGGTGGAGCTGGGGGGATTTGAACCCCCGTCCAAAATTACTACATCCTCGGTACTACATGCTTAGTCACTCTTTACATTCGCCAACCCGCTGCGGAGAGACACGCCACGAATTGACTAGCTCGATTGGTTTTAATGCTTCCGCCCCGAGCAGGACTTCCACACGATCCTGTGAAGGATGACCTTCCGATTCCCTAGGACACAGGCAAGCTAGGGTAGAAGGGCTCTATGCAGGTTATTAAGCTGCTAGTGCGTAGTTTTCGTCGTTTGCGACTATTTTTTTGCGGTTTGTTAACGAGGCCTACCGCACCTCGGCATGCACCTTGGGTTTCGTGAATCTTGTCGAATCCAGAATCAGCCCCAAGTTGTCAAAAGCGATTGTACGCAAAAATCCTGTCATGGCAAGGCGTTGATAGCAATCGACCGGCCTTGGCCGGTCGATTGCTGGTTTATTGGACGCCGCGCAAGCGCTGGCGGCGCACAATCAGCCGCGATGCTTGTTCTTCATGATGCGGGCTTTCTCCCGATCCCATTCGCGGGCCTTGGTGTCTTCCCGCTTGTCGTGTTCTTTCTTGCCTTTTACCAGGCCGATCTCGACCTTGACCCAGCACTCTTTCCAGTAAAGTGCCAGCGGCACTATGGTGTAGCCCTGACGGGCAGTCAGGCTTTCCAGCTTGTCGAGCTCATGGCGGCTCAGCAGGAGTTTGCGGGTGCGAGTCGGGTCACACACCACGTGGCTGGAGGCGGCATTCAGTGGCAAGAAGGTGGAGCCGAACAGGAAGGCTTCGCCTTGCATGAAGATGACATAGGCTTCGCTGATATTGGCCTTGCCCGCCCGCAGGGATTTGACTTCCCACCCTTGCAGGGACAGACCGGCTTCCACACGTTCTTCGATGAAGTACTCGTGACGGGCGGTTCTGTTGAGTGCAATGGTGCTGGACCCGGCTTTGTTTTTACTGTTCTTTTTGCTCAT